GCCTTGCCATAGTTGTCAATATCCATGGTAGTCAGATCAAGCATTGCAGCATTACTATTTGAAAGCACGGTTGCGGGATTATAAATATACATATTGCTCAAGGACACCCGCCCGCTAGTAGCAGCAGCATCGTCAATAAAATTGACATGAGTCCCTCCACCATCCAACTCAGGCCACGCAACGCTCAACCCGGCAATATAAAGATTATCCCGCAAACCAAGTTGAATAAACTTGTCATAGTTAGTTGCCGTATCAGTATCAATATGCCCACCGAGAACGTTAAACCTTGTGTTGCGGTATCCACCAGCAACCGAAGCCCCTCCTGCTGTGCTATGGATGGCTCGGCCAGCTACATTTTCAATTCCTTCCCAGAAACAACCAATTATGTTGCATGACCGGCAATAATGGTTGGTATTTGCCCCATCAGCCCGCACAGATATACCAAGATCAAACGTATCAAGATGGACACCAGTTAAAGTCAAAGTGTTTTTCTGGTAAACCCGCACTCCGGTATAAGAACCTCCAGTGCTGCCCGGTGTGATATAAGATGAACGAAGATTAGCATCATCACCACTAGCAAAATAAATGCCGGTTTCACAGGTATCAATATACATGTTTTCATAGATGCAGGCATATGTCTCGTCCTGAATCCCGATGTGAACATTACGAATAGTCACATCAGAAACCTTGCAACCCGGCCCCTGTATTTTTATTGCTATCTCAGTTCCACCGGTTCCAGGCCCATACAGTTCAAATCCGCTCATCTGAAAACGGTTTGCATTTATGTCAATGATTGTTCCGGCATTGGCTGTATAGGTAATTTTCGGGTAGTTAAACTTTCCAGGTCCAGTTAAAGACCCCCCATTAATCGTTATCTGAGTTAGGCTGGTAATGGTATATTCACCACCCGGCTTCAGCTTGGCATTGACTGATCCGCTGGAAAACAAGTCGTCGAAAGCATCCTGATCTGTGCCCCACCAATCAACATAAGCCTCTTGTCCATTTAGTGTAATTGTTCCGGTTGTGTTAGTGAAAATCAAACGGGGAGCCGCAATAATAGGCCCGTTCACAGTCAGGGTATATCCGTTTGTATCAATGTTCCCCTCACCGATAAACCACAATGACACATAAGATGGGACTGTAATATCAGTCTGCATGGTTACGGCATCATCAATAATTATCGTTGTGGTCTGATTCGGCCCAATGCTTGCCATGGTGGTGTGAAACTCATCATCATGGTCAGCCATATATACAACATTCTGATAATCTTTGATCAATGCCCGAATAGCTTGGAGCAGTTGGGCATCATTGGTTGCGTCAAGTGCTATCTGCTGACTGGAAATCACATTGCAGATTTCCTCCTGCACAGTATTGCACCAGTCAGCAGTTATCTGAGTGCCCTGCGGAGTATCGGTGAAAGACTTTTTACCGTCTATGTAAACCCAATTCCTGCCGTTAATCCTTTGCACTTTCTTTCACCTCCTCACAATACATTGTAAATTCCCCATTGTGGATCAAACCGCCACTTGCCCCAACCATAATCACTGCAAGATGTGATAACACTAACTCCTGTATCCGTGCTTATTCGCGGCACGGCGGGCATTTCCACGTAACCAAGTATCATGGATATGGAATCTCCACCGCTGGTAATGCTCCATGTTCCCGCATTGGTAAGCAGGAAAACAGGCCGGTGGAAATTTCCATACATATTGTTACTCCAGTTAGTAGCATAGATAATGCCTTTTCGCAGGATGACCGCCACTGAATTTCCTGCGGAATAACTGTTAGTTGCCAGCCCCATGCAGCGGGCTTCGCTGTGGGCCGACGTTCCGGCCAGCGCCCATGTGCCACTGTTAGTCAAATACAGAGCATGCCCAAACACGCAATCAGACTCTATCCGCTGACTGTAAACCGCCCAGCCGCGCCAATCTCCATGCTGTATCATAACCGGGTCAGGTTCAGCCCAATAGTCGGACGGGTTCTGAAATTCCATCGGCATCAGGGTGACAATCAAATCCCTCAACTCCTGATCTGATATGTCGCCGGAAATGTTCGGGGCAAACTTCTGCAACAGGTCAGACCGGCCCCGTGGTGTGTTTGGGATGTTAGGCATTTATTACAGCATCCCCCACGTTGGATTAAACTGAATACAATACGAAGTTGCACTTGCTCCGGTATCCAACACCACCCCACCGTCACTGGGAGCAACATGACCAATCAGAACATTTGCACTACCAAGATTGACCGGGTTACACAAAAAACTGCCCATACTATCAAGATACAAACCTCTGCCCAACATTTCAACAAAAGCACCGCCTGACACTAATAAAGCGGAAAACCCGGTATACATAACAATTCCACGCCTGAAAATAATCATGTCAGAATCGCCGTCCGCTCCGGCATTTAATGCCATTCCGACAAGGCGAGAAGCGTTCATCATTGTTGCAACCGCCCATGTTCCGTTGGAAGTCATCATCATAAGTTGGCCGATGCTAAAATTTGCTGAAGCTATCTGAGAAGTCCAAACATAACCACGGTAATCAAGCCCATCACCATCATCGTCGGTAAGAAACTCAGAAGAAGCCTCACACCAGAAGTCGCCGGGATTCTCAAACTCCGCAGGCATCCAGGTGACAACGCCGTCCCTCAAGTCCTGCGGGCTGATCTGACCAGTTACATTGTCCGGAAAGTAAGTCGAAAGTAAAGTTGATCTTGTCCTTGCTGTGTCTGCCATCCTTCGTTCTCCTTATTCAGCTAATACGCCCCACTGCGGATCAAAATACATGGTATAGAAATCACAACTTGTGCCATCATACACTTGCCGAATCCATGCGCTTGTTTCCACATAGCCAACTACCATTGATCCCGCAACATTTGGAGGGGAACCAGAAACATTAACCTCACCGGCAGAAGTCACACTACAAACCCAAAGAGGTTTCCCCTGCAAAGGATCAGCTCCAGATTGGAACCAAGTTCCAGCGGCATTACTAAACCCTGTATTACGTATCAACCCCCGACGCAGAATCTTTGCTTGCGATTCACCAACAGCATACTCACTACAAGCCAGCCCCCAAACCCTGCAACTGTTGACATAAGTATGATCCCCTAAATGCCACGTCATTGAGTTAGTCCGCACCACCAGTGCCCCAAAGGAAACAACCTGAGACATTACCTGAGAGTAATCAACCCAACCCCGGTAATCCTGATCATCTGAAATCACAGAACCATCAAGCTGTCCATAATCCGGTTCCTTCCAGAAGTCCATCGGGTTTTCAAACTCAACCGGCATCCAAGTTACCAACCCATCCCGCAAATCCTGAGCATCAATTTGCCCGGTGACATTATCGGGGAAATAGGTGCTTAAAAGTGTTGATCTAGTTCTCGCTGTATCTGCCATTTTTTCTCCTCCAACTAAGGAATACTGAAACCATCCGCGAACGCATCCCGTTCAAACCCGCCATGCATATCCCACTTCGGCGTTAATATACGAGAGAAGCCCTCAGTGTATCCCCCATCATAGCCCCCGCCTTTCTGGGTTTTGAAGGCTTCTGAAAAATGATAGCCGTTGAAAGGCCCATCAAGTTCTATGTCATACCCGGCATCAAACCCCCGATTGTATCCACCCTGCCGGGCAAAGGATAGGCTGTCTCCCAAATCAACATATAAATCCCAGCGGTTGAAAGCAGGGGAAAAAGCAGAACTGTATTCCGGCCCTCCAGGGTATATCCTGATCATCGCCCGCGTGTGTCCTGGCTTCCACTTGTCAAGGAACTTTTCGAGCCGGTTGGCAAACGGAATACGAACGAGCGGATCACCACACCTCACTTGCCCTGCCCTAGCATAAATAATGTTAGTTTTTTCATGGAACCGCAGCACCACTTGCCAATCAAATATATTGTAATACTCCTGACCTGGTGCCCGATAATCAAACCAGTGCTGAGCATCGTATTCATTTATTTCCTTGATCTCAAAACCATATTGTGCCGCCCGCTCGATCCAGTAACTTTTATGAAGCTCACCCAGCAGAACGTGCTTGTTATGTGCCCACGTTTGCCGTTGTGATTCAAGGTTGGTGGCAATCATGTCCATTTCTGGCAGGTCAAGGTCATCTTCATGTTCACTGAGCAATTCATCTTCGGTGGCAGTAGACGGATCACGCTGCACTAACAGATCAAAGCCCCTTGCATCAATCCTTGCCAGTTCCTGAGACAAAGAATCCAGCACATCAGTCAAGGTGGCAGTTGGGCTTCTCGTCCATGCAATGCCAGGCGGCAATAGTGCCTGGAGCATCTGTTTGTATTCGTCTGCTGTCCAGCCGTTACGAGCCATTAATACGTTCCCCAGTTAATTCCGGCCAGCCGGTGAATCTCATCCGGCCTTGCCAGTATCCCGCCTGCATTTTCATCCACTGAACCGTCATCCACATCTACCGTTGACATGTGTGCTATCCGGTGTCGCTCCTCACCGTATGCCGCGCTGATTGCCTCGCTCATGCGGGACGGCACAAGCAACTGCCCCGGACCGCCTTCCCTGAAAATAATATCTTCAATTTCAGCCTCAACAGCATCCCTAACTGCATCAGTATTGGGGTAAATGTCGATATTCATGTATATGTCAAGAAAACTTAGATCAACCACCTGAAAACCGGGATAAGCTGTTACAGGCAAGCCCACAGTTAAATTCGTTGCTGTATTAGTATGCTCATGAATATACTCACGCATTTCTTCGCGTTGTGCTGATGTTGGTAATATGCTTGTAACTTCCTCATCCCGCACAAAGGCCAGCGCCCCGGTGCCCGGCCCCTGATATAACGGGTAATACCACGCCCGCGTAACGCCCGGCACCTCCAGCGCCCAAGCCACGTAATCAAACTGACTGCCACCATGAGGCGGGTATTTCTTGCGGAATATAACCCGCGCCCGCAGAGCATCATCAGACTCGATATCACTGCCCTCTATCAGCCCGGCAGTAGTAATCAATGAAGCACTTTCCACATTAACAATCGGGGAAACCAGGAACAGTTCACCACCGGCATCTTCATTTCCATCAGCCCCAGCCACAACCGCTTCAATGGCTATGCTTGCATAGTATTTGCCACCATCATTGAGTATTGTGCTTAACGTTCCCGCCGCCGTTGTAACATAACGCCTGTCATCCGACTCACGGTAAACCTCAGTTCCAACCGGAATAGCAGTAGCAGCAACAGAACCGAAAAACTGAGTATAGCCGTGGGCCTTCTGTGCTGCTTTCCTTGTAATACCATATTCACCGGCAATGGTATCCAGTTCATCAGTATCAGCAGACGAAGCAAAGATATTCAGGCTGATCCAATCAAGGAAGCCATAAAGCAGATTGACCGCTCCCGCCATGACATAAGCAATAACCGGGATCACCGCCCGGCGCAGGAAAGGCCCGGCGTTAGTCATGCGGGATTCAAAATCAGATAATATTCTGTCCTTGATCTCTTGTAAATTCGGGCGGTCGAAAGCCATTATCCTGCTCCATAATATCCATAATCTGTGTTAAAAGTTTCATACCATTCTGATTCAAATCTCAGGTTGACAACTTCGCCATCAGTTTTGTGTATCTTTGCCAGTATTGCCAACACATCATTGCCCACCGGCCCCTGCCGGTAAGCCTCTGCATCTACTTTTGCAGCAACACCATCCTCAGTCATCCATTTCAGTGCTTCTCTGGTATAGTCCTCAGCCCGCCTCAAAACTTCATTCTCTGTTTTCTCTCTGCTGAGCAACCAGAGCCTTGACCCAATTTTATCCCCATGATTATCCAAGTCCAGCAGAGTATCACCCCACCACCCCCGCCGGGAGCCGTCCGGGTCAGGCAAGGTGTCATCCGCACGCGCCCGCCTGTCCGTGAACAGTGAAACAAAAACAGCAGACACCAGCCCATGATCCATCAACAGATCATTCTCCTGAAAGAGCATATCACACTCCCAGAGCGTGTCGTTATAGTAAATTCTGATGTCCCCCTCTGCCATGTTATCCTCCAGACCCAAACCCGGTATCAGGTGGATCAATCCAATCTTCAGGCGGCCATGGACTCGGTGCCCCACCGCTGCACGGGAAATTCGGGCTGGCCGGCGGGAACGCGGGCGGCCATGATTCTGCCGTCCATTCCTCAGGCGGGAAACCTTCGGGCGGCCAGCTTGGTATTGTCACCGACGGCATACCCAGAGGCACCGGCGTCTTAGGCCATGTCGTTGTTGGCGGCCACGGCATCGGTATTGGTATCTCTGCGCCCACTCCAAGGTCAATCTCCGGTATGCCCGGCTTCGGTGGCACAGGGAACTTGTCAAAAAACGATCCGGCAAGCTCGGACGGGTCAGGCAACTCACCCGGCCAGTCCGGCCAGTCAAAGCTCGGCTCACAGCCTGTCCCCGCTCCGCTGCCACCGGAACCACCCCCCGCTGACTGATTCACCTGCGGAGTTAGTGTCGGCAGGCTGGGTGGGAAGGCCATCTTGAACGGAGACTGAACAGGGATTACATGCTGATGCACATCAAACTTTTTCCGGTCATACTCCATACTGTTCTGATAGTCGGCAACCTGATTTGCCGCCGCATCTATCCGGCCAGCAGTGGCAAGGATATTGCCGGGGGTGCTTACATCCCCATGACCGGGATTCACTGTCAGATTACCATTGATAATAAAGTCTCCGTTGTGGACAGTAACAGGGGTTTCAATCAATCTGTCATGCTCTGCCCTGATATACTCCCGCTCCCTGCACCACCGCTTCTCATTTTTGCAGTCGGTCTGTATTGTTTCGTTGTCCTGCATCCATATTCTGTGACCCTTGCCCGGCGTTGAATCGTTGTTATCATTCTGCCGGGTGTATAGCATAGTGTCTCCCTCACCTAAATTGAGCGGGCGGTATCGCCGGTCATGTATGCAAAGGGCAATGCCGTGGCTTCTGTCCCCACCAAGGAAAGCAACAGCAGCTTGTGATTCGGATTCAGGATAAGTTTCAAAGCCGTATTCCTGAAACCGCTCCACGTTATCTTCGCTCTCATCGTCAAGAATATCTATCTGCAATTTCTGAGTCATTCCGCTATTGTAAACAGCTTTCAAGATTGCCCGGCCAAACAGCAGCATGATCCTGTCTTTCAACGGCTGAACAAATCTGTTTAGTTGACTAATCATGAGTCAAATTCCGTTTTCACATTGCCCACCGGCATATCATCATCTAGCACCGCATACTTTGCCGGGTGACTAAGTGTTATCCGGGTAATAGTGCCGGTGTCATCCCCAACCTGAAACGATAAACCGCTGATCACAAACTCCTCATTGATGCCCAGAAACGAATCCTCAACTAATATCATGCTGTTCAACTGCCAGGGGGAGCCGTCTGTCTGCAACCAGCCCTGCACCGTATAAGTCAGTTCCCTTGACTTGCCCGCGCTGACTCTGGCCTCCCACTCTGCCCGCTCATTGCATATTTCCTCAGTGGCCTTGCCCTCAGTCAGTATCACGCGCGGGCGGTAGCGGGTGAAAATAGGATCATCAAAGTGACCCACAACCCGCGTTGTCTTTTCCAGTTCATTGTCATCCTCTGCCGGGCGCTGACCCTTGACAATATATTTGCTGTATCGGTCACGGTTGCTCTGTTCAAGTTGCCCTGCTTTAATGTTCAACCCCAGTTTCAGGTTGTCATGGGAAAGAGTCGGGCCGATCTTGGTAATAGTTAGTTTGCCATCACCGTAACAGACGGGGAAAACTCCAACCTGCTTACACAGGTTCTTTATTGGCTCATAAACATATTCGCCTTCCTTGACCTTGTATGTTCCCTGCACCGTCCTGTAAACCGGCTCATGTGCCGAACTGTCAATATAGGCTGTAATCCCAAACGGGCGGCACAGATCCCCTATTATTGCAACCATCTTTTGATCTTTCCACTCATTTTTTCCACCATCCCGCAAGGTGTATGAGCAGTCAACTATATCAGCCACTTTGTCCCGGCCTGAAAGCCAGAGATTATGTGACTTGTCATCGTAGTGAATCGGAAAGTAATCAATATATCCCTGCATTATGGATTGCCCGTCAACGGTAATCACCGCCTCTGCCCCCATCATACCTTTGAAAGCAGTCGAATTAATAGACGCAAAATGAGTATCAAACTTTTCTGCTTTACCGCCCGCATACTCAGTTGCAACCTCAAAATCGCTTTCTTTACCGTAAACATAAGCCGCCTCAAAGTTGAACGTGCCCGCTATCCGATCAAGAGACTGATCCACCCTGATGCTAGTCCACCCGCTGAACTGTTTTCTATTTGCTGTTAAAAGTATCTCACTCATGTCATCTCAAATAGGCTTGCTGCAAATTTTAATTACCAGACTTTCCGGTCTATTGTTTTGCCTTGACTATTCATGTAGATCAACTCAAGAGGAAGATCAGTTCCTAGTTCATTGGTTCGTTCATCCTGCTCTCCTACATCAGTGACCAAAAGCAAACGATCTTTCATCAATTCGCCTGTCTCTGGATCAGGATGAGGATGTATAGATGCCCTTTTACAATCAAATATTGTTTCGTGCCATTCACCATTTGCGTCTTTTCGTCTAATCTTTACAAACATTTTCTGCCTTCCTTTCTGTCTAATTACAGCAAGCCTATTAACTAATCAATATCTCAAGTTCAGCTCCCCCGGGTGGGAAACCGGGATGCTTCACCAGCGGGCGGTTGCGTTGCAATATGCTGTCTACCCGATTTACATCCTCATACCTGTCATAAGCAATCACCATCAAAGGATGCGGCCCACCAGCAGGAACGGTATAAGTCGTCAGAACTGGTGATAAAGTAGCCCCCATTTTTCGCATCGCAACTGTCACAATGGGCCGCATTGCCTCCAACGCCAAGTAAAGTTTATCATCAAAGAACTCCGGCATATTTGCACTAAGTATGTAACCGGGATCATCGGGGTCACTGCCCGCAGCTTTCAGCAGTTGGTAATTGAGAGTGGTAGTAATCAACTTGCCTACTTCGATTGCCTGATCCGCACTGTCATACCCGCCTACCTTCACCGCCGCCTGTGATGCCTTTGCTATCGCTGCACCCCGCACATAGTCAATCATCACGTTTCTGTTTTTCTTCTGCACCGTCCGGCTGTAAGCAGTGGAGTCCGGTATCTCCGGCAGACCGCCTACATAGGATGGGGTATCCGTATAACTCCAGCTCGGAGTCGGGGCACCAAACTGCACCATGCCCAACGCCGATTCAACGATTGACTTTGCAGAACCGGGGGAACCGTCCGCGCCGTCTATCACCTTATCCCAGGCATCGAAAGCAGTTTTGAAAATAGTTGTGGCTCCACCCGCTGTGTAAATCCCCTCTGCCATGTCTGCCACTGCCCCGTCTATTATTTCAAATGCCTCTGTCATAAAATGTGACGCAGTGCCGTTTATTCCACCGATTAATGACTTCATCATCATGAAAGATTGATAAGCATCAAAGAAAGCCGAGTCCATTATGAAGTTAATGCCATAGTTAAAATAAGTGCTATACATATCGGCCAGCCAGTCAAAGATATTGTCTGCTGCATCATCTACTGCTGATTCCCAGTCCTCTGTTGACTCAGGCTGCTCACCCGCTTCAACAAAAGTCATGGTGAACCGGCAGATACCACCCTCACGGTCAAAGGATTCGGATACCCGCACCTTGCCGCTGACATTAGCAGTAATCTCACCCAGGGACGGATGTATTAACGTGCCCCCGCCCGGTTGCTGCAATGCTGCAATCAGGGCTTGTTTCTCCGGCAGGTAATTGTGAGAGTTTGCAACTGTCTGTATAACGTGCCCCGCTATGGTGTGAATGTTGGAGTCCAGCCCCAAATCCTCAACGTAAGCGGTATCTTTGAACGGATACTGATGGACTATATTACGCCGCCCTATTTCCGTAGTGGTGCCCAGCACCTTGAACGGCACCCCTCTGAAACTTGCTGGTCTTAGTAAGTCTCTCCAGCTCATTGTGCTACCACCGGCCCTGTATGCATCTGGTCAATAAGTAAATTTATATTGCCTGTCAATGTTGGCACCCTTGCTTTCAAATCATCGGCCAACTCAATTATGATCCGCGCTTCCCGTTCCTGATTAAATATTGCCTGAGCCTTTGCCCGTTCCACTGTCGGCGGGCCGGTTTCCGCTCCGGCCAAGTCCCGCAACTCCAGCAATCGTTTTCCATAATCAGGCTGGGCTTTTATTGTATGAACTAACTCCGAAATAGATGCCGTCAACTCTGTAAAATCCTCACTTATCATGTTCTTTTGAGCATCTGAAAACTTATCTGCTGTTTCATTCAGAACATCTTGCAACCCTTCAACCTGAAATTCCAAATCCGTTTTTGCTTCGGGATGCAATCCAATTTTACGCTTAAGGTTAACTATTGATGTCAGCGTTTTTCCTGCCATAATCAAAGGAATAAGAATTAAACCCCTGATAGATTCTCCTATCTCAACAATTAAAGGATCCCATTTTTTCCATACCAAAACTGCCGCTGCTATTGCTGCTAAAAATATCACAGCCTCAGCCGATATGAGAGACATGGCAATCAAAACTTGACTAAGAGCCAATAAAGCAGGAGGGCCAATAATACCGGCAAGGCCGATCATCAGGGCAGACTTTTTCACGTTTGCCGGAGCCTGTTCCAATGTTTGAAACAAACGATCCAAGTATCCCAACACCTTCTCCATCTGCGGAGAAAATGAATCACCTATCCGCTGACTAAATACCTGTATGCGTGTTTTCAATACATCCCACATGAAACCGGCTTTATTTATTCCTTCTGTCTGTTCCTTGAAAGCCTCAACCATCGAGCCATTTACTTTCAGCATTGCCTCTGACTTCTTTGCCCACGTATCAGCCTGTGCCCCAGTTAAAGCAAGAGCAGCAATAACGCCTTCCTTCCGGCCAAGGTAAGTCATCGCCAGTTCTTCATTGCCTTTTGTCAATTCCATAACAGCACGAAGCACAGCAGAAAGACCACGCGCCTCGATTAACTTTCTTGCGTTGGCATGAGCTATGCCCCATTTTTTTCCAAGAGAGTCAAACACAGCAGAAAGCTCATCACCGGGAGTCATCAAACCAGTCAAAGCAGAAGATAATTGAGTGCTGACTTCAGAAGCATTGCCGGTAACACCCGTCAACGTTGCAAAAACAGAAAACAACTCCTCTTGAGATACACCAAGCTGACGCCCAATAGAAACCACCCGGCCCATGCTTGCCGCTAACTCAGGAAAAGTTGTCTGCCCTAACTTCACAGTCATGAAAGCAAGATCAGAAACTTTCATCATTGCTTCTGCTGATGTATCACCATAGCCTTTCGTAACAGCAGAAATCAAATTCAAAGCCTCTTCAGTAGAGGCAACCCCGGCAGTAGCGGCCATTGCCGTGATTTTCAACCGTTCCATCGTTTCGCTGGAATCACCAAAAGCTGAAATGACCTGATACAAACCACCGGCAATGTCTCCAGTGCTTTTGCCCATTGCAAGAGCAACATCCTGAGTGCCTTTTTTCAAATCTTTCAAACGGTCAACATTGCCGGGGATCAGGGTGGCAACGTTAGCCATTGCCTTGTTGAAGTCCATTGACATCTTAAAAGCAGCCACACCTGCCCCAAACAATGGCAGAGTAATTCGCTTGAAAGCCTTTCGGCCTATCCGCTCCATTCCAACGCCAAACTCTTTGACCTTAGCACGAGCATTATCTAGCCGTTTCTTAATCTCCCTGCCCATTACTGCAAAGGCCATAGACATTCTTCTCGTTTGGCGTTTTATGTTCTCCCATGATGGATTGTTGGAAAGGGATTTTAAAGCCCGGTCAACAGAAATGATTGGCTTTTCAAATCCCTTGAATGATCCGGCAATTTTACGCAATGGCCCAGTAGCCTTATCAACCGCTCTGAAAACCATGCTTAGATTGTAGGTCTGAGCCATTTCATTACCTTGTCAATGTCAGTCATCCAAAACAGAAGTTCATCCACTTCCATTTCCCAAACATCTCTCGGCGAAAAGCCGTAAACAGCGGCAACCGTTTTTATGGTGCGGTTCCATTCACTGCTGCCAGCGGGCTTTCCACCTTCGGGCCGAAAAAACTGTTCAACGCCTCAGCAATCCTCGGCAGATCATCCGTTGCATCAATCTCGTCAACAGTCTCCTCAGGCAAGCCGGTCAACGCCCCGATAAACAGGATCATGTCTTTTGGTGAAACATTCTTGCCATCCGATTCAAACAGCGAATCAGGCATTGACTTCAAATGCTTCACCTGTAAACGGGGCGGGAAACGGAGTTCATTTGTCATTACCGTTCCCCCGCCCTCTCTCTTTACCGGGATAGGATGTTCCAGCTTTACAGTGTGTCCTTCGTTTTCAATGGTAGCCATACTTTACTCCTTGTTATATTTCAGTTGTCTCCACCCACTTTTCAGCTTTAAACCTAAGTGGTGCTTCTCCCTCTCCGGCTGTCACACTAGTATTTCCAGTAGACCAAGCCTCTGGCATAATGTAAGCTTTGCCTCCTCCTCTTGCTCTAAAAATCACAGTAGCCTCTCCTTTCGCACTCAGCAAAGGAGAAAGCATAATGTCAGACCTGTCAGTAACAGTTACTTCACACTCTGCCATCAATACTTCTTCAGTCATACCATGAAAACCACTGTCCCCCATAACTTCGGTCCGCTCTACAGGAGGACCATCTGCCGGACCTATGTTATGTGCAATCGCCCCTGCTTTGTTTAACAGCATAACACCATTAAACAGAACATCTGCTCTCCCAGTAATACTTGCCATCCTATTTCACCTCCCGCCTACAGAATAAACTGATGTTTCTCAGCCAGAATCCTGAACTGGTTAATCAGATCGAACGGCAGCAAAGCATTAACACGGTTCACGTCCGTTGCATCCCGCTCCACCTGAATGTTATCAATGAAGTCATCAAGGTTTTCAATCCAACCCTTGTCCCGTAACTCAGTAAACAGGGCAATATATTCCTCCTTGATGTCCTTCGGCCTTACCACATAACCGCCCGCCCACACCGGCTGGTCATCGTCGGCCAGCTTGAAACGCGGGTTCATGTAGCGGTTGCTCATGCGTGTTTTCGTCTGGTAACGAATCTCCCCGATAGTGGCAAGGGTCTGGATGTCAAGGTAGCTCCAGTCCGGCAACCCGAGCGCATTGGCTTGATAGGTTGTGATACTGCGTTCAATCTGCACATAACCGCCGCTGTTCACCGTCCAGGTTGCAATACCATCATAAAGCAGGGTATCCCGCTCCGCTCTGGTGAACTCATTGACTTTCGGGGGAGGCAAAATGCCGTCCAGTTTGATTGTATGCAAAGGCCTTGCCGGATCAATATTCAGATAGTAAGCTGCCTTTGCTCCCCACGCTGCTGCCCACTCTGCCGGACTTGTTGGAGAATCATACACCCCAATAATTGTATTGTGTGGGCTGTTCCTGCTGTTTCCCTTTGTGGTGCAGTCAGCCTGTGTTGCTCCATAAGCAGTAAAACCATGCCCCTGCTTATCATTTAACGGTTCAAACCTGTCCTCTAGCTCATCCTCAATTTCAGTCAGGTTTGCCGCCTCTACATAAGGCTGAATGACATAATGGAATTGCTCATTTTCAATTAGTGTCCAGCAATTTCCAAGATCAGGGTCACTTCCTCCAACAGCAACACTTCCCATTGATTTGATTGATGGTGTTGCGATAGAACCGGAACCAAACCCAGTAGGATAAGACTGGCCGGTGTAATAATTCTCTCTAATATTGAGATAATTTCCGGGCGTCCCACCAGTTACAGCACTAATATAAAGATTTGAAACACTAGCATCTCCAAAGGCAGTTGATCCCATGCTATTACTTGCCGTTACACCAAGCAAGGCAGAATATTGTGAGCCATTAATCTTAGTCAAAGTTGCAGAGGCAATATCAGTAGCACTCCAACCTGAAGTAACAGTAACTTCTAGTTCTACACCATTAATCATAAGGAAATAATTTCCGTTGGTGGTGGACAACTCAGACAAAGCCCCGGTTACTGCCGAAAAGTAAATTGCTCCAATAGCACCAGCAGTGCTGACAACATCACTAGTCCGCAAAGCATAAAGTTCTGTATTCGGATTATTCTCCTTGAACTTATTAACCATACGTGCGAGGTCACTGCCCGCTCCATAATAACCGTCAGCAAGGTTGTCTCTTGTGATAGCAGTCAATGTCAATTCACTAACTGTTCCTACCCCTTCCAAACCAGTGCCTATAATCAACGCCTTGTGCGGGTTCTGCGCAAGCCCGGTCAGCGCTCGGCTGTTGTCAATCTCGCCATAAACGCCGTAAGTCCTAACCGTAGCCGGTATATTGTTAAAAGTGATTGTCATTAGTCGTCCCTCCCTTTCCCTCTACCTCTGCGTGTCTCTGCTTCCTCGGTAGGTTGAACGATTTTTTCCACTGCGGGCGGTTTGCCGATAACACAACTGCCATCCTTCACCCGCCTGCGCCAGTAACGGCCAATCGGGCCAACCCAATCAACCCAAGCTCCGGCTTCCGGCAATCTGATCTCCTGCTTGTTAGGCAAAATCAAATGCACCAGCAGACCCGGTTTCGGTATCAAGTATTTTGTATGTTCCTTTGCCATCCCTCACTCCTCTGGTATTAAACTGATTACTCCACCGCCAATGTTTTCATCAATCGGATTATCCACCGTCCCGGTGCTGTCCTCTGGAATCAAACTGATTATCCCTTGTCCTATCTCCTCATCCGCTGGCTTATCCACATCGCTTCCCGCAACGGGCATCGGATATATTGAAATGTCAGCCACATTATGAAAATCAAAACCAGCATTTATGTCATACCAATTACCGTCCTCAATTCCGTCTTGCTGACTGGATATTTTCAGCCCCAATGAAGTTACTCTCTTTACTGAAATGCTATCCACAAAATGTTGACTATTAACAACACTTTCAAGATAGTATCTGACTATATAATTAAATAATGGCAGATTAGCATCGTAATACTTGGTTGCCTTTGTTCTGTTGGCATAAACGGGTGTTCTCTGGTAAGTCATATCCTGACTATTCAATGCCACACTGCTTACTTCCTGTCCAGCAAGATAAAATTTAGCAGAACCTAAAAGTGAAATGGGCAAACTGCGCTTATACCAAGCCTCACCATAATATCTAGCTCCATCAATCAGACTGGAATTAAGTTGCCGCAGCCCAAAACTAGTGCCATCATTTACAGTAGCATCTAACCGCAAAGCTGAACTGCCACTATAAACAAAAGGAGTAGTAACACGAGTAAAATCACGCTGTCCCGCCGCCTTGTTTATTTCTTGCCAATAAAGCAAGTCATCGGGTAAAACCCAACTCTCCAAGTCTCCGTCAGTTGTTTCCTCTGATCCCAAACCACCGCCAGTATTAGGATCAAAAGCAGTTAGCGGGCAACGCAGAAACGCCCGTGCCTTCCTGCCGTTGTCATCCGTCCACTCAACAGCATAATGTGACCGATTACATTCCCCCTGATAATCAGCAAGGAAAACATCACTGAGCAGCCACACCCAACCATTCCCGGCCTGACCTGAAAAATCAGCATAGTAATCTTCATTCGACGGGCTGCTTACAGTCCATACCGGTGCAGGCAAATTCTGCCAGTTAAATGTCCCATACTGCACTTCTGTTTGAACTTCTGTTATCAAACTAATATTGCCTTGTGCTATCACAGTATTGAAAGTAACAGGCGCAGTTGTGCTGGTTGGAATCAGGCTAATAACCCCGCCGCCCAACTCCTCGTCAACCGGATTATCAACAGCTTCCGTTTCAGTTGATATCAGGCTGATGGACTGCTCTGCAAGCTGCTCATCAGTCGGATCATCAACCGCTGTTGCTTCCTCATCCGGTATTAAACTGATTACCTGTCCGCTCATGTCACATAAGTTTCATAAATAGTGTTGAAGTTATCCACTACATCCTTGTCAACGCCATGGAACTCGGTCAACCGGCTTGCTACCTCAAACATCACTAACCATTTCAACCAAGCCCTGTCCATGTCAAACAACCGCTCTCCGGCATAGTAAACAATGGACTCTGCTGCCGGGTCTGTCTGGTCTGACCTTGGTATTTCCAGACCTAACACAGCCTTGAATATTTCTGCCCGCGCTTCGTGAACCGTGTCGTATACTTTCAATCCCAGCTTGTCTGATTGTGCTGTGTCATTCCGCAGAACCATCAGCACCCCAAACCGTTCAATGACTTCCTGGTTAATCGTCGGGTCATACTGATTTGCCCGAGCAGTAGCAGCAAGAGGCACAACGAAAGCGGTTTCTTTATTAATACCCACTTCGTCGGTTGCCATCAAGTCAGCGGCACCTGCAACGTCATTGCCGAAACGAGTATCACACGCTCTGATCTGCAAAGCTATTGGACCCAGTTTCATCTCAGCCCCTTCAACGGTTCGGTTATAAGTTCAATTCCAACCTGTCTCAACTTGTCAACCATCTTCGGCACATGCTCATCTACTGCCGGTTTCAGGAACGGCCTATCTAATACATTCTCATCCTCAAGCAAGTCTGCATAATTCTTTGCCCCGGCAGTAACGCCTACCTCTAAAACCATGTCTCCACCGGACTGACTAATATCATAAGCAATGCGGCTGACAAGTTCTCCAGTATCTATTGCGGGTGGGCTTCCCTTCTGTGATGGATGATGCCGCTTGCCCCCGCGTGGGTAGCTGTGACTTGCTCGTGTTGTATTCCGCATTGACATTATCATGTCGTTTCGCATGTCATTTGCAGTATCAAGGAAAATCTCACCAACCTCATCATCAAATTTCATAGCAGCCTTGACCAGTTTTTGCCCAACACGGTTAAGTTCACCACGGACAGACTTACCACCCGCCGTCTTAACCGTTACGTTCAATCCGGTAAAGCCCGCCACTATTCCGGCCCCCCTGTCCCCCGCTCTTCCACTTCCTCAATATAGATGTCCAGCTTTTCCCGGCGTTCATTCGGGTCCATCACACCCAATATCTTGAACAGCCTGATATAGTCTCCGCCGTTTCGCTCCAGCATCAACCGGTATTCGTCGGCTTTAATAGGCGCTAAGTCCGGCACAGTGTCAAACGAACTGGAAAAATCATCGCTGAATATCCGGCCCAGATCGCTTTGCCTGCCAAGTGCCGGGCCGAACGCCATACCAAACGCCGTGCCCGCGTGCCCATCCGTGACCGATGACCGGCGAATAGTAAAAATGTGAGTGGCACTTTGCTTGATCTGCTGTGACCTTACATTTTGCAGATAGGTATTGTGCCAAGCAATCGGCTTCATAGCTCCCCACATGTGGAGCAAAGTGGCATACGTGGTCGTAAACCCGCCCTCATCATTCGGGTCATTAATCGGATACACTAACTGCACCCGCTCTCTCAGCTTGTCTGCCATCCATGTCAAAGCTGCATCACCCTAAATGGATAAAGTAACCGCTGCACCTCAACCGGTGGGGCTGTCAAATCCAACGCCCGGTTCTCCCACAGCAAGGCCACAAACAAATTGATGCCGTCCCGTATGCCCTGCGGGACATCCGTTGCCGCTGTGCCATAACCGCCAACATAGATAATCTTGAACCCTCCATAATCCCGGTCATAGTTAGTCGGTGCGGTCACGTTCTTTTTTATTACCAGCTCACCCGGCTCTTTCGCCGTCTGGAGATAGTAATAATCACTTGAATATTCTGTGTCCGTATCATCCTCGTCCGTTGTGTAAACACCAGTGACGGAGATAAGCGGCGGCAACGGAAGCTGTATAACCGTGCCCGGCCAGAAGTCCATCCTCATTGTGATGGTTTGTCGCAAGAGCGACCGCCAGAGCCATTTAGATGATATGTCCGTTGCCGCCGTGATGAATTGTTCAATCAAAGTATCCTCAGCATCCGTATCAATCCTGCCGTAGTTCTTTACATCATCGACAGACACAGGATATACCGTTGCCGGGGTTGTAATTGAATAACTCCGGTTTCCATGCCGATCTAATTCTTTAGCAATCAGCACCATTACCGTCTCCGTCCTCTACGCTTTGCTTTTGGTTTTTCCTCTTTTGGTTCCGGCTCTGGTGTTGGTTCAGGCTCAGGAGCATTGACCACCGGCAAAGTTACCGCTTTGTTCATCGGCGCTGCCCCCGCGTCCTTTTCGGCCACCATCGGAACCGGATCAGGAGACAGATACACAGCACAGCCAATCTTGTTGACAAATATCTTGGCAAGGGTTTCACCTAAAATGTATTCCTTGCCAGCTTCATACTTGACAACATGCAGGCCGTCATCCGCCCCCTTCTCGGTTTTAATCATTTTTACTCGTGGCATATTTACTCCTATGTCTCTACCAAGGTAACATTGTCACTATACTCAACCACAGTCCAGATACCCGCCGTCATACAGACCATCTTGAGATATGGAATTTCTGTTGAAGCAGAACCACGAGCCATATCAATTCTGGAAATCTGACTGAAGCCGGAATCTATCTGTGCATAGATAGAACACTCTGTCGTCACATCACTCATGGAAATCTGCAAGCTGGCCGACAGTCCCCAGTTAGCACCACAGATAACAAGAAAATCACCAAGGTTTGCTGATTGAATGTCACATGAAGTGTTGCTTGCATTGGTGGACAAGGCAATATCATGATAACCATAAGGAGGCGTCAACGTCGGCAAGTTGCCCGACGTTCCTGCACCGGAGAGTGCAGCCGTTGCCGCTGATGTGCTCGTCCTTGTGATTGCATAATTCGACCGCAGAAAGTTTTTGATCTGATCCGCAGTATAATTAGTTCCAAAGAAACCAAAGATACCGCCGGTTGCCATGCTAAAAGTCCCGCCCGCCTGAATGTCAATGTCTCCGCCAGGCTCAACAGCAAGCAAACCACTATCAGCAATAATAAGCTCCTCGGCTCCCTGCTTGCGGTAGACCTTCGGTTGATAAGTTCCATCTGCCATTTTCTTTCTCCTCTATCCCCTTTCAATCGGGGCTGGGCCGGTAATCCTCTCGGCCCTGGTGCCCAGCCCCGCAGCTTGACACGCTAACAGTTACAAGTTACCCCTTAGTCCTGCGGTGTATCCACCGGCCACAAGTGAGAACGGCCACGAATAGCCACAACGGCCGCTTCTATCAAAGAGCAATCAGCATTGACTGAGTTTGAAAGAAGACAGCGAACATAACGCCGACCGTGGAATTTATATCCCACCTTGAAAACCAGCGACCAGGCATCTGCTTGACTTGTATTACTAATACAAAGCGAAAGGAAACGACCGTCATCACCCCCGTCCAGTCCCATAAACTGACTGTAATCTCCGCAGGCTGTTGAAATGGTGTCTGCTCCTGCACTCTGCATCACAATGTAAGCATCTGAAACTGCTGACCATGTAGCAGCAGGACCAGAACAGAAACCAACACTCACCGAACCATCCGTTTCTTGTAAATAGAAGTAATATCCAGAAGCAGAACCAAGTGCAGAACCTTCACCAACATGGACAAGGAAAGTTACTCCTTCATATCCCTGACAATCTACTGCCGCACCAGTTGCTGCATCAGTATATGCATTAGGCTCAAGGCAATTGAAAAACCCAAAATCTCCAATTTGTTCGTGTCTCGGCATTACTCAACCCTCCTTTCCATAACTATCATTACGGAGCAATGACACCAATTTTCCCACTTTGGAAGTTCTTGATATCTCCACCATATCTTGCTCTTGACCAGTATTCGATCTCGGGCTTCTGAGTATACGGGTCTCTCTGCAAAGTGATCCCGCGCCGGTCAACCACCATATAGAACTGGCTCCAATCAGCAAGCACATAGGCCAAAGCACCAGCACCCACCTGTGGCATAGACGTTGCCATACGTGTGGGAAGCCCCAACAGAATTGACGGAGTGCCAGCGGAGATCCCCTCGCGCCAGATGTAACGCCCGTCACCATCCTTGAGCAGCATGGTTTCCATCACGGTCAAACGGTTCATCACCCAGGTTGCCCGCGCCATATAGCCTTCAAGCAAACTGAATTTCAGACGAATCAGACCATCGGTTGTGGGCAATGTAGCATGAAGCAGATTAGTCCGCTCAACATCCCCCCATGCTGTCGTCCCGTTAGGATAAGTCAGGAAACCACGAGGCCGATCCGTGCCGTTGCCTTCAACATAGGCATTGCCCGTTGCCCGACTGAAACGGTCTGCAATCTTTCCTGCAACCCAACCTTCAAGGTCACGAGAAGCATCTTCCATCACCTGCTGAGTAGCATGGATACGAGCATCAAGTGTATGAACAGGGATCAGACGCTTTCTCCATTTCGGAGTGGTCGTTTCCGATGTAATGGTAAGCTCAGAAGCCCATCCATACGTCACATCATCCATATCAGCAAGGAACTCAACCGAATCCGTGTTAGTAGTTTCAACCGCCGCCAGTTCACGAATAGGATCAGTTTCACGAAGGAAACCCACAACAGTATTCAGCATACGTGGAGTAACAAAGATTCCGCCGTCTGCTTCAACCCCCACACTCAGCATTTTTTGCTGTTCAGGAGTCATGATACTGCCAGGATCACCCATCTGCCCGCGCCGCAAGTAAATCTGAAAAGCCTCATTGAAGTTTTTAAACTCTTCAACATTCACATCAGCATCAGAAAGACCGGCAACAGGCAACTGATTTTTCCTTGCCAGCAATTCAGTTTTCCATGCTTTGGCTTCCTTGAACACAGGATCTTCCCTGTCTACTTTACCGTCAGTAGGAACCGACTGAATTGCTGTTTCGAGTGAGTCCATCCGCTCAGTCAGTTTTGTGTTCAGATTGTCAAGTGCTTCCTGCTTTGCAGCGATGGAAGTTTTCAACTGCTGCACCTGCTGAACCACGGCGGCGTCTGTCTCTGACTTCAGCCCGTCAACCAGCTTCCGCAGGGTTTCACCCTCTTTCCGCAGTTCCTCATGCAGTGCTTTCGTGTTGTCTCCCAGCGCAGCAACTTCCTTCTGCACCTCTTTAAATACTTCAGGCTCCTCGCCCTTTTTCCAAATGCCTTCCATTTTAATATGCCTCCTCTCCTCTCATTTTCGCATTGGCTTGGCGTAGGCTCTCAAGTAGTGCCTGTGCCCAGCCGTCCTCATCCTTCCTCACTTCCCGTAAGGACGGTCGCATCAACGATACTAAATATTGCGCTTCCTTTTTGGAGTGGCCCGCTTCCCGCAGCGCCCGCTCCATCTCCCTCGGCGTCTCTGCCTCAAGAAAACTTTTAACCGCTGTCACTGTCGCCCGCGTGTTAGCGGGGAAAGTAACAAGCGAAATCTCCCACAACTGAACTTGTTTAATGTGCCGAATTTTCTTTTTTTCATCTATTTCATAACTGCCCTCTTCTACTTTTCCTTCTTTGTCTCGATAAAAATCAAAACCAATAGACATGCCTCTAATTGCAGGCGGGTCCATTTTAAGTAATTCATACACATCTGCACCTGTAGAAGTTTTTACCGCAATCTTCCCATTAACTTTCAAACCTTTCTCATTTGTTGAAAGTCCGGTCCACACTCCGACAGGAATTTGTGGCAAATGCTGGTAAAGCATTGCAATGCCCGTTCCATTTCTGCCCCCTTCCGCAAGTGTCCGATCAAACGCCCGCCGTTCAATAATATCTCCTCGTATGCGAAGATTCTTCTCCCAATCAAAAGTAACGCTTGTATCCGGCGGCCCCCCAAACGTGGAGGCGTAACCAGTGAATGTCCCGTCACCCGCCTCCGCTGCTTTAATCTCACACGGGAAATCCAAGTGTTTCATTTCCATTGTCAACGCCTCCCTGCTCTGTCATACAATTCAACACATCTGCAATTTACAATTTCCTTTGCCGGCGCCCCGTAACTGCCGTCACCCGGATACATCATGGGAAAGCCACTGCCCTCACCTACTAAGTAAGTAGTATCAATATCAATCGGGTTTCTGTTATATCGCTGATGTGCTTCCAAGTGTGAAGTTCTGGTTCTTTTATCCATCGCAGACACCCACCGCTTTTTCATTTTCACCCCAGTTGACTTCACTCCCTCGCGCATGGAATTAACCGCTGCGTTGTGCGTTTCAGTCCTAGCAATAGTCCGTGCCCGGCTGGGGTTTGCAATTTTAGCTTTCTCTCTAATCTTTCGAGCAATCTCTTTATGTGAAATTCCCGCTTCCATCCCCTGCTTTACTATTGCTGCTATTTTCAGTTTGGTTGCTTCTGAAACCAGTGTAACCTTTGCGGCGGTTTCCAGCTTTATCCACTCCAGTATTGCTTTCCAGAACGCTTGCAGCGGTGTCAGTGCTTCGGCTTTCTTTTCCGCTTCGGTTATCATTGGTGGGCCATATAACTCAGCCACCCGCGTATAATGCCTTGTCAATTCCTGTTTCAGTCTCGGCTTTACACTGTTTATGGCAGGGCCGGGTTTTCCCCCAGAAGCAACCGCAGCGGCAGCGTTGGTGTATTGTATATTAAGAACTGTCCTTATTTTAGGTTCAAAGTTCCGCTCTAATACAACCATCTGCCGGAGCAATGCGTTTCTTGCTCTCTGCCTTGCCTGCTCTGTCCTGCCAACGTTAATCACGAGTCATTTTCCACTTGTTTTTTCGTTTCTCTTGCAACAGGTAAACATTTCCTGCCCGCCTTGCCGCTGCCGTTTTCCTGTTGTCCCTTGTTAATTCCATGCTGATCACTTTGTTCTCTACATCAGAAATTGCTACTTTTATTCGATGCACTAAGCCGCAGTCACAACATTGCAGACACCACTCCTCTCCTGATATTCTGATAAATGGTGTGTTGTCTCTGACTGTTTCATATTCGCTCGGCATTTCTTTCTTTCCCGCTTCTTTCTAAGTTCCCGCCGCCTCTTCCGTAAACGTTTCTTCATTCATTTCCTCTGCTGTTGGTTCTGCTCCAAGTTCAATCAGGTTTGCTGGGATATATATCGCGTCACCGTTCGGATCATCCGGCAATCCTGCCAGCCGCCGCTTCTCGTTTATGGTCATGAAGGAGGCGGTTTCCAGCCGGGTGAAAAGCTGATCCCGCCTATGTTCCATTGCCGGAACGTCATCAAGCAAAAACTCAAGCTGTGTCCCCGGTTCCCGCTTGAATAGCCAGTTATTCAACTCCCCCTTGAACAGTTCAAGCCAGTGCTGAACAGTAGTCTCGTAAAATGCCAGCCACGCATCACGATAAGTCACGCCCGCCGTAGAGTCCGGCACACCCACCACCAGCGGGGGCACACCATACGCCCCGCAGATGTATCGAGCCATGACAAGCATTGCCTCAGACCAGTCCATGTCTTTCGGGCTTAACTGATACGGTTCCGCGCCTGTGCCTTGCTCACCGCCGATCACCACGTTACGCCCGGCGTTGTCCGCTCCGGCATACTTGTCATTGATCCGCTTTTCAAATTCCTCACGCTCATGGTCACCAATCAAACCGATCATCTTGAAAACCATGCCGGGCTTTGCATCGTTCTCCAGCATCTTTTTATTCCACTGGATTGCCTCGTTCAGGGTGTCAGTTTCCCTTGCTGCCGGTTCCACTGCACTAAGTCCATACCAGTCATCAAGCGGGTGAACTGTTTTGATCTGGAGAATATTTGATTCCCCCGTTTTCGGGTCAGCAGGCCAGGTAACAGACTGCCCCTGGTATTCATATTTATAGCTCCCCGGTGTGCCTGTGGATTTATTCAGTTCAATCTTCATCCGGTCAGGCCGGTGGCAATACAACTCTCTCGGCCTGCCGTTGTTCGGCCCAGTCTGTGCCCCGCGCTTCTCTAGCCAGCCGTTGCCCTGGAGCAGGATGTAAGTAACAATTTTCTCAGCAAAGAACGGCCAACTCTCCCACGGATTCGGACGGGTAAACAACGGAACCGCCCAATGGTTCGGATTGTCCTCTCCGTTCGTTGTGACTTTCCATTTCACACTTCCCACCGCCCGGCCCACTTTGTTCATGCAGCGGTAGCACAAAGCGTTTTTCAGATAAGATTCCTTTGCCAGATTTTCAAAGGTCAACTGCGTCCATGTGGCCGGTGAACTCTGGCCGGTGCGGGTGAGCAATGGAGATGCCCGGCTGACTTTCTGTTCAAGCTGTTTGCGTTTGAACGGCCACATCAGGCAGTTACCTCGTGATACAATAGCCGAACTCGACTGTTAGCATTTGCCACACTGCAAACCAAACGAGCAGAAATCCTAGATCCCCCAGCGATCTTTCTTGTTCTAACCGGACTTACAATCATGTCTAGATTAAGCCCCCGCGTCCAACCGGTTCTGGCAATCTCAACTTCACTTCCGGCGGCACCACTGTAAAGAACCAGCTCATAAAAACCATTATCAGAAGTGAGATTCATTACCGCCCAATCAATGCGAAATGGGTTTGTTGGTGCATCCCCACCAGACATTAATTCAGAAGGCAAAGCCGCAGCATAACTCCAAGCTGTAGCCGTGGAAGTGGAAAAACGCACTCCAGCATTTGTTGCCTGAGCAGGATAAATTAATTGTGGAGCAAACTCATTTTCTGATAATTGTCTAGCATAAAATTGATCTACTATGTTACCCGGCATAATTAATCCCCCCTCCAGTTTTCCGCTGGCCCTCAAGCACTTTGCCAATTAATTGATTGTTCTCATGTATGCTGGTTTTCACATCATTCAACCGTTCGTTGCTTATTTCCTGTTTGGCATTCAGCTTTACTAACTCATCCTTGATCCCATCCAACTTGCCAAGCTGTGACCTGAAATTACCGTTGCTCTCAAATGGACAACTAACTTTCCCGTTGCCGTTGCGGTTCTTCAACCAGTCCCAGACAATCTTGGCTATCAAACCGCTGCCTGCCCCACCACTAATCAACGTTGTTAGTAACTGCCCCTCTGTCATGATGTGCCCAGCCTCACATAACAGGAATCATTGGCAACCCCCAAACCATAATTGTCTCCCTCCTTGAAACCAAGCCGGTAAAAACAATTCTCAGGCTCGGGGCTGGCAGTAATATTCTCGCTTGAACCACCATAACCATCCGCCGCAGTTATGCTCCAGTTACTAACATCACGCCAACCAACATCCCCCACATCCAATGCATCACCTGTCGCATCAGCACTGAATGTGTCCCCCATCAATTTCCGCTGCAAAGTTAGTATGCCGGACAAAGTGGAATTAACCGGGGTGGAAACAAAATCCAAACTGTTAGCAAGTAATATGCAAACATTTACATGATGCCCCGCCTGCACAGGTAACACGCTTGTCCATTGCGGGCTGGAATTTAGTTTTGTGTTAATGGTGTATTTATTCATGTGCCACTCCTCTGCTGTTAGTTACTTAGTAATTGCCTTATCAAACGAAATATCCTTTATTCCCTTTTTCCTTGCCCACTCTTCCAAAACATGTGGCTTAAATGTCAACTTAATGTCTAAAACAGTTAGTGGGGCAGCAACGTAAGGGTCAACCAATACGCTTATGTTCTCTTTTGTATGCAACAGGTGGGCAGGGAATAAATGCTCCCCCACTTGTTTTTCTATTTCAGCCTTGAGCAAGTCGGCTATGTCTGTTTCCCTGAGCATACTATCTGTCCTTTCGTCCAATAAAGTTGTAGGCGGGTATGATTCCACCCCACCCCCCACTCCAACCGCAAATCAATCCCCCCGTATCAGCTTGTTTCTTTGCTCTGGATAGGCTCTGTAACGCTCCAGGCTGGTCTGTATTCAACGTTCTCCGGTTGGGTAATGGTTGGGTATAGGTAGTTAGGTAATAGCCACTAACTTCCAGTGTCATTACATTGACTAACTCTGTTTTGTGTAATTTTACTGTGTTTTGTATCTGCTTCATTTTCTTATGCTTACAAAAACTTAGTCCGATAAGATGCATTATGTAAACTATTAGTGCTAGTTAAACCCTTTGTTTTCAATACGTGCCTTATTTTATTAGGCATTTAGCTGTTTATCCTACTGTCAATACCATGACACTACGCCCTACTAATAAATGGTCTGGCACCACTCAGCTTGCTGTATGCGCCACTGCTGGCGTCCACCTGATCATCGTGCTCTGAGTCGGGGAACATCTCATGTTCGTCAACGTAATCACGATTCCATTCTGCCCTCAGCAAGTAAACCCTGCCTGCGTTCTGCACCTGGCTCCAAGGCACAGCTCTAGTGCGTTTGCTGCCAGTAGGCTTGTCACCACGAAAGGGGAAACCGGGCAGCACATGGTTGAGGTAGTGGTATATAACCTGCTTGCCGCTTGCACCTGGTTCCTGCTCTCCATAGATATGAGGATTGTATTTGTCTTTGTAATCTTTTTCTGCTGTTTCCCTTACTCTTTCCTCTGTTCGGCCTGGGTTAAGCCTAAATCTTTCCTGGTGTGCTACGTAGTATTCACCTGTTCTTGTGTAGCCTATCAATGCACCTACCGTCCAGTCCGGCTCTGTATCCTCTTTTGTTTTTTCTGTTGCTGCGAAGTCCCAATACCTTACCCAATGTCTCCAATAGTTAGTATTAGACTGGTGTTCCGGCAGTTTGTTAGTATATCGCCATTTGTCTTTTTCAAACATGCCGCCGTCAACCGCTATTTCCCAATCACCTTCGAGTAACTGCTGCACAACGATTGCCGAGTCCATCTGCATTAAGCTGTCCCGGTATTGCTTCTGGTCTGTGTATGGGTTATCAACTAACTTTGCGGAGATGAACACGGTTCCTTTTCTACGGGTTCTTTCGTCAATATACCGTTTCTTTACCCATGCTCCTCTGGCCCTTTGCTCCGGGGCAGGTGGGTTGCTTGTGCATCTGAATCTGAGCGGTATTTGGCTTAGTATATTTTTTTCGCTTTTCTGTGATGGTTTGGTTAGTCGGCTGAACAGATAGAGGGCTTGGTCTTTTCTGATCTGCACCGCTTCATCAATTCCAACAAACTGATACTCTGCTCCCTGATGGTGGAAATGGTCATCTGGGCCGTCAAGGTATGCAAAACTAAGTTGAGCCTTTGATGGGAAAGTAAATCGCTTGTCTGTCTCTGACCAATGCACATCTTTGTGACAAAATAACCATTCTTTTGCCCTTGGTATTAGTCCTTCAGGCTGGGAAAGGTCTTTGTATGTCCGTCTTACTATCACAGCAGAGTAACCAGGCACATCAACATACTGCAAAGCAGCCATGAGCAGAGCGTCCGACTTGCCTCCACGGGCAGCGCCGCCGTAAAACGCATCCTTGCATCGCAGAGTCAAAAATATCTGCTGCTTCGGTGTTGGTTGGTGCGGAATATACTTAGTCAGCCTCGGAGTTACTAATTTCCTCAAATTCGGCTTCGATTGCACCAGATTCAAGTAATACTCTAAGGGCTTCCGCTGTGTGTTCGTCTGAAGTGTCAATTTTTACCTCTCCATGCACTTCGTGATAATTGTAGTTCGTTGATTCATGTCTTGCGTCCGTCCAGCCTGCCAGGTTCCGCATCAGTATTGCATAAACGGCGGGCTTTCCTTCCTTTGCCCACATCAGTTTTTCACCTTTTTCAATCCACTTGGTAATTGCCGCCGCCTGTCCTATTTCCATTGCCTTCGCAAATTCAGGATATTTCTTTTTCCAATTAATAAGTGTATATTCGCTGATGCCCAATTCAGCAGCTATCTGCACCTGAAACTTGCCTTCTGCCATAAGCGGAATAATCTCTTCACACAATTCAGGGCGGTATTTAGTCAACCCACCATTAGGACTTGGGTAACCAAGAAGTTTTCCTGTTCGCGTGCTTCTGATTGGCCTGCCGTTAGCCGCTTTTATTAATGCCTGGCTACTTCGTTCGTTCCTGGCTGTATTTCGTTTTTTATTACTCATCGGCATCGTTCATCCCTTCAAGTAACAACTGCTCTTGCTCATCCACAACCCAAAACAACCAATCTTTCGGCTGCATATCAAGTATCATTGCACCGTGGAAATCGAAATGATCTTCGGCTTCAATCGTTGTTATTGGTAGTATTACTTGCATCGCTCTGTCTCAGTGATACTGCGGCTTCCGTTGACTTAGTTAGTTGCCTGAAATATTCTCCGTCCCTGCTCCACCTGATCCGCAATGTCTCCGGCTCTGCACCAGGAGTTAGTCTGATCCATTGTGACCATGCCGGACCACTGACATTTTCAGCTTCATCGTAAGCCCACATGACAGCACAAAAGTCAGTCGGCTCCGCAATACTAACTCTCCCTGTCGCCTGCCGTGCCTCTGGATCTGTGATTAGTTTTATCCCAGTCAGGTCATACGGTGGGTGCCCATCTGTGTCTTTTGCTCCACGCACAGCAAAACCAGCTACATCCTCACCGCTATGCTCCCATGTAACTTGCAATGTAATTATTTCTGCTTTGGCTGATTGTCCACAATAAAACATAGTAACAAATAGCACAGTAATAAAACTGAAAATAAAAATCAGTCTGCGTGTTAAATTGGGATCTTCAATCATTGTCAAATACTCCGTTTGCCGGATCTTCATCCCACTCTATCGCATCAATACTATGACCAGGATCAATCCAATCTAAAAATCTATCAACAATATAAGGAAAAGGCCGGATATACCATTTAATTTTGCCGCCGTGTTTCAATTTTATCCGGCCTAACCTGCTGGAATAGGTTTCATCACAACCACCACCTAGCAGGGAATTAAATAATTGATCTACGGCTAGCAAAAGGTTGACAATATATCTTTTTACTTTTTGATTTTTGCCCATATCTCAACCAGCAATTCCACCCACTTTAGCCACTTATATCGCTTCCACCACTTCTCTTTTTTCTGCTTTGGTGCATCAGACAATTTTCAACTCCCTCTCCAGATCATTAATTCTGTTAGTCCAGCCATTAATAAATTTCTCTGCCCATTCATGCTCATTTGCCAGCATGTAATAATGCAGCCTACGTCTATCGAGCAGTGCATTGCAGATTAGTTTTTCAGTGGGCAACCGACGCCAGCCCACCTCCGCTCCGGCCTGCAATGTCTTTGGGCCTACATATCCATCTCGCTTTGCTGATACTAATCTTTGCAGCCATTTTGCCGTTCTGCTCCGGCCCACGTTCACAGCAGTATCAAATAAAGTGATAGCAAGCCGGTCAGGAATCAGGTCGCACATCAGACGCCGCCAAAAATAACGCTCGTATAGGGAGCGTGCTTTTGTCAATGTCAAGTCCTTAATGTCTTTCCAGTTAATCACGCCGTCAGCATTTATATCAGCGTCACGGAATGGTAAATTCTTTAGGAATCTATAACTTATGCCGTAGCGGGTAGAACCGCCAGGGTCATCGGGATCATTGGACAGGGCTGCATTGCCTTCCCACTTGAGGGTAAAATCTAAAGCCCTGTCAAAGCTATTTCTGTCATTCATATGCACTTATCCCCATACTCTCGGGGGCTGGTGTAAATTTATGCGAAAAATCTGGCAAAAACAAGCCCTGAAAATGGCTAAAATCAGCATTTATTCTGCTAACTGCTTTTATTTTGTTATAGTTAATATATAGTAACTTTATTTTATTTTTTATTCTTTTTTTCTTGACTTTTGTTAGTGTTATTCCGTATTATATATGCAGGAGGACGGAGAAATGGAAAACACAAACCAAACAGGAGAAAGCAAGATGAACCAAGTAAAAATTGACGGGATTACTTACAACCTCATTAACAGAGAAACACCTGAAACACACCGCCAAAACGGACGGCACAATACTGCAAAAGTATTTGAAGAAAACAGAATTGCCGCACAGCTTTACCTCCGCCGCCCTCGTGGACGAGTTCTTTACTGTGTCAACGAATACAATGAATACAACAGCACTTTTTACGGCAGCGTTTTTTCACTTGGTAGATAACACCAACACACCAGCCCCTTGCTACGGCAGGGGGTTAGAGGGAAGCGAAAAGCAAAATGGATAGACTAACTTTTGAACCACATGACTTGTATTTTAAAATAAGTTTAGAAGAGGCTTGCCTACCAGCCCCGACGCCCTGCCCCTACCGCTCGGCGGTGTTCACTCATGCTATTTCCAAACTCAGCCCGGCAGCAGAGTCAATGGTGCAGTTACTTATCAATGGGCAGATGGACAACAAAACTGCCGCTGAAAAATACTTAGTGCGGCAGGGCATCAGTTGGGGCGTGGTGCTGAAAGCCGAAGAGGAAATAATCAAAATGCTAAGGGGGATTGAGGGATGAAAAGCTGGCAAATCATGAGCAAAAACAGTGGCATTACTTATGGTATTTTTCGTGCCATAACCGCCAAAGAAGCACTTGAGACATTTGCAAAAGCAAGAAATTATGAAACCTGGAAACTGTTCTGCTCTGCTCTGAATCTGTCTACCACATATTATACTGATGGATTCAAAATCTTTATTGACTAAGGAACAAAAAATGAAAAAACAATATAGCAAGCCCACTATAAAAACGGATTATATATGAAACTCTACCTAACAAAAAATTCAACTATCTTAAAAATGGAAAGGGGACAAAAAGATGAGACTGCACAGACGCTGGAAATGGAGAGCAAAAGATGCTAATGGTCAATGGTTTGTATATATGGACAAACCTGAAATTGATGAAGAGGATAATAGCTGGTTTGGAGAGCCTTATGAATGCTTAGATGATTTGTTTGAAGGCTTGCCTAAAGTTAATTGGAGAGACTCTTTAGAAGAAATACAAGCATGGCAGAGGAAATGAAACTCTACCCATTCCAGATTGACGGGGTTAAATTCCTTGAGCAACGAAGGGGCCGAGGATTGATAGCAGATGAACCCGGCCTCGGCAAGACTGTTCAAGCATTGGAACTGTTGCGCCGGCACTCATTCACTTTCCCCGCTGTAGTGGTATGCCCGGCTAGTGTCAAAGTTCACTGGCAACGGCACGCTGAAAATATGCTGAACGGAGCAAAGGTGCAGATGATCTCAGGGCGTTCTCCGGTTAAAATAACTGGAGACATTATTTTAGTTAATTGGGACATTCTAAAATATCACTTATCAGCATTGCAGATCAGGGGGCATAAAACAGGGATATTTGACGAATCTCACGTCTGCCGGAATGTTTACAGCCAAAGGTCAAAGGCAATGAAAGCACTGTGCCTGCCGTTGCCTTATGTTGTCTGTCTGTCCGGCACACCCATTGTAAACCGGCCTATCGAGTTTTGGAGGACGATCAGAGCAATAGACAGAAAACTGTTTACTTGGGAACAATATACAAACAGATATTGTGATAATGGTTACAGATATGTGCCCGGTCAAGGATATAAAAGAGACTTGAACGGAGCAAAAAACAAACTGGAACTGCACAAAATACTAACTGACACCATCATGATCCGCAGAACCAAAGAGGAAGTTTTACCTCAACTCCCAAACAAAACCAGAGCCTTAGTGCCGATGGAAATTGACAGAACAAAATATGAGCAGGCAAAACAGGAGTTTCTTGATTGGTTGCGAGAACAGGACAAAGACAGAGACATAGCTGTTTTGGGCAAGCTGGAAAAACTCAGGCAACAGGCCATTGAAAGCAAAATGGAGCAGGTTATTGAGTGGGTTGGTGATTACAGCGGCAAGCTGGTTGTTTTTGCAACACATACTAAGACGCTGGATATTTTACAGGAAAAGTTCAAGAATACTTGCGTGAGGATAGATGGTAAAACGCCCCAGAACAAACGGCAGGCAATAGTTGATCAGTTTCAGACTAAGGAAAGGATAAAGTTGTTTTTAGGCAACGTGCAGGCTGCCGGGGTGGGAATCACCTTGACAGCGGCATCAGCAGCAGCTTTTGTTGAGTTGCCCTGGAGCAGCACAGAACTGGATCAGGCTGAGGATCGGATTCACCGCATAGGCCAAAAAGATGCCTGCATGATTTATTATCTGTTAGCTGCCGGAACCATAGAGGAGGAAATTGCAGAACTGCTAGACAGAAAACGGAGAACAGTCATGGCAATATTGGATGGCAAGGACGTGGAAACGGAAATCCTGCTCAGTGAACTGTTGAGCAAATATGAGGAGAAGGAATGATGATTACATTAAAAAGAATTGCTGGTGAAACAATAGTTGCATCTGAAGGACACCTAATCTCAATCGTAGTTGAAAATAAAGCCAATCTCAGGGGAGCCGATCTCTGGGGAGCCAATCTCTGGGGAGCCGATCTCTGGGGAGCCGATCTCAGGGGAGCCGATCTCTGTGGAGCCAATCTCTGGGGAGCCAATCTCTGTGAAGCCGATCTCAGGGGAGCCAATCTCTGTGAAGCCAATCTCAGGAGAGCTAATCTCTGTGAAGCCAATCTCAGGGGAGCCGATCTCTGGGGAGCCAATCTCAGGGGAGCCAATCTCAGGAGAGCTAATCTCTGTGGGACAGGGTTAGGAAATCCCACTGGAATACTGGAAGCCCAATGGGGTAGTTTGTCCAACAATACAACAGTTGCATTGATGCGCCTAGATGCTTCTGCACACCCAGATGGTAATCAGGCATTCCAAGCATGGGCTGATGGTGGTGCTTGTCCATATACTAATTGTCGGTTTTCTCGCGTCGCAAACTTCACTGAAAGTCGGGAATTGTGGTCGCCCGGGGCACCACCAACAATCATGGAAGCGGTAAAGATGATCCTTGATGAAAAATGCCCAGGCTGGGATAAGGAAAACTAACAATGCCCCGTAACCGCTTCCCGCAACGCAAACAGGAGCAGGAAAAAGACAGCAGGCCCAAACTCGGCGGGTATGCCTACAACCCACCTGATTCCTGCCCCTACAAAGAGAACTGGGCCGGTCACATGTTTGTCAATCAAACCTTGTGTGCTTTTTACTGCCAGGACATCAACTGTAAACTGTATGTTGCCCCTACCATTTCAGCTAGTGGCCGGGGCAAAGTAACCAAGAGGATGAAAGTGAGATGAAAGGTATTCCCTATTCTCTTTATGAAGCGCGCAAAGCTTCTAATCAACTTAAAGATGAATACCACAAAGAATTAATGCTCTGGCTTTGCGATAGAGTAGAACTACTTGAACAAGTGATAATAGAAAACAACATAAAAGAAGCATACAGGAGCAAACAAAATGACTAAAAGAAAACCAACAGAACCAATCGCCCCTATCCCGCTTCAAGTCTGTGCCTGGTGTAAACAGAAATACAAGGGCATTACCGGGGAGTGGTTTGATGGGCCGGAACTGGTAGCCAAGGCTGAGAAGTTGGGGCAGGCAAGTCATGGGATGTGTAATGTGTGCTATGAAAAACAAAAGAACAACCCAAAAGCCCGTCCTGACTATTGGCTAGAAAGGATAAAAAATGATATTCGACGCGGAAAGGTTTCTGACTGATTACAACTTGCCAATAGGCCGGGCAGGGGAAGCCCCAAACGTAGGGGAAGGGTGGGTAGGCACTCACTGCCCGTTTTGCCGGGATAACAATTTCCATTTGGGTTTCTGTATCACTGAGAATAGACCACCTAAATGCTGGAGGTGTGGTGTGCATGATAGAGAAGCAACAATATTTGCCTTGCTCCCTCCCTGCGGAGTAGTAGAAGCAGGTCAAATACAGAGAAAGTATCTAACAGGACAAAAAACCCGCACACAGCCCCGCAGACCACGTTACAAGGGGCACCGGGCAGGGGAGCTGAAACCACCTAGCGGGATTCAGAATCTAACTATGCCACACTTTGAATACCTACACAAGCGGGGATTCATGGCAGGAATGATTGAATATAATTGGAACATCAAATCCACCGGGCACATCGGCCCGTATGCTCACCGCATCTATATCCCTGTTCACCATAACGGGCAGCTAGTTAGTTACCAGTGCCGGACGATTGCCAACCTGCCCCACGTGCCCCGATACAAATCCTGTAAAAGCACAGACGAACTCAGGCCACTCAAGCATTGTCTTTATGGGCTGGACAAGGTAGAGGGGGAAAGTTGCGTTGTGGTAGAAGGGCCGATGGATGTATGGCGGCTGGGGCCGGGGGCAGTGGGCACGTTCGGCACCGGGGTAAGTGCAACACAACTGATCCTGCTGCGGCGGTTCAGGCAGGTGACTTTTATCCCTGACAATGATGAACACGGAGCAGGGTTGCAATCCGCTGTTGATGCCGCTAACGTCTTGGCCTTGAGCGGAGTGGAAACTTACATTGAGGAGATTGATGCTGCTGACCCGGCCGAGATGGAGCAGGGGGAAGCTAACGAGTTGATGAGGAGGATATTGGGGTGAAAATATGTCAATATTGTAATTCTCAAATTTTAACCGTCAAATATAAAAACCAACTCATACAAGAACCCCGTTGTATCATATGTCATCAGCATATACTATACTATGGAGGAAAACAAAGTCTAGCTCATAAAATAGCTGAACAAACCATAGAGCAGCAGAAAGAGACTGAAAAAATAGTATCCAAATTACTGGAAAGAACAGGACTGAAAAAATAATTGAAAAAAACGCTTGACTTTATTTTGAAAATGCCTATACTTATTCTTGGAGGCTGAAACATTGCCTTTTAGGGACTGCTTATGGCGCGTGAGCAGAAGCCGGATGGCCCGAAGGCGGGTGCCTTTTCCACCCGCACTTCCCTCTTTCTTTTAACCTGAAAAGGAGGTTGTCATGCCGTGAAAGACTCAGAAGCAAAACCAATATTAAAAACATTCCTGCAAAAGAATAACTATTTCCTGATTCATCGGCCAATGGTTGAGGAGTTTGGTTGGTTAGGTGCTGTATTGCTCACTGACCTGATCTATAAAGAGAGTTACTGGGAGAAAAAAGACAAACTAACTAACGGCTGGTTTTTTGCCACCCAGCAGGACATCGAAAAAACCACCTACCTCAGCCCCTACCAGCAACGCAGATTAATCAAAGAACTAACAGAGAAAAAAGTAATCCGGCACAAGAGAAAAGGAGTGCACCAAAAACAGCATTTCAGGCTGAGACATGCCACTATATATGAGAAAATCAAATGTGAAGAACCTTCACAATTAATTGTTGAGAACCTTAACAATAAAATGTTAAGAAACTCAACAATACATATAAGAAGTAATAATAAAGAAGAAACAAATAAGAACTGTTCTAAAGAACAGAACGTTTCTGCCGAAACGTCTGTAGTTAATAAATCATCTCCTGCAAAGGAAAGTAAGAATAGGATTGGTCAGACAAAACTAACACAGGTTGATCCTGCTACTAAGGAAATAATAGACCTGTGGAACAAACAACCAAACCTGACTGCTCATACCAAACCTACAACTAAGGTTTACAAAGAATCCATTGCACTGATAAAACAGCTTCGGTGTAAAGGTTCATTGGAAAGAAAGCACATCAGCGAAAAGTTTTTAACTAAGTTTGGTGTTCCTACTCACATTGTCAGCACACCCTGGAGAGACAACCAGATTAAACTGGCAATAAAAAATTACAATACCATGCTTGATCCTGAATACTGGCCCGCAAAAAAGAAAGCCATGCCCAAATCTTTCCCTGCTTTTGTCTGTAACCCACACTCGCCTCATTGGGGGATTAACTCCTGGTATCTGGTGGCAGTGATGAAAAAGCCCATCACCTTGCAGGATCACTTTGCACAAAAAGCCGAAGCAGCAATACCAGAAAAAGAGAAGGAACTGACAGAATGGCTTTGTGACTCCATGTGCACTGCCCGGTATAGTGATCCTGAGCCTACTGACAGGATGAAACTCAGAAAATCCGTTTTGATCCCCTTGCTGAACTGGCATGACAAGCTGCCGGAGAAATACCGGATCAGGGGATATACAGACACAGCAAAACAGACTGTGATTGAATATTGCCGATATATCAGAGGGGTGGAGCAGGGCAACGAAGGGCTGCAACCTAACTACCTCAAGCCTGGTGGTAAAATCTGGAGGGGGTTTATCAAGGCGGTGAATGAACAGACAGAAGGGAGCATACCGATATGACTAACGCGGACATCGGGATCATACTTGCTGAGATCAGAGAGCGGTTGGACAGGTTGGAGGAGTTAGTGAAAGGGGGTGATGCCTCGTGCCAAGAAAAGTCGAAATCGACCCTTGGAAACACTATGAGTGAACCGGGCCGGGAGTGTGTGGTGTGTGATGGAAGTGGTTGGATTGCTGTAAAGGAAAAAGGTATGATGATTGGTTCAGGAGTTTGTGATACCTGCCACGGCACCGGCTCCCGGCCTGATGATATTCCGACGATTGATAGTTGGGATTGCTATAACCCAAAGTATAAAGAAGGAACACTTGTGGAATACCGTGGGCTACTCCATGTTGTTATTGACGCAAGGGAAAAAAATCAGGGTTTCAGGTTAGCCCACGTTGTTACACCTAACGACACCCAACCCGCCCTCGACCTTGAGCGGAAGGTGCGCCGCTTGCTTGTCAACATTGGAACCGCGATTAAATGCCCGCACTGTTTTGAGATTTTTCGCACAAAAGATATGGATGTAGGTATCATTGACGAAATTGTGGGAAAACTCCGCCCCCTGTTCCCCGCCCTACAGCAACAGCCTATTATTCACCACGATTCTTATGCTGTTTTTGGGACTTGCCCGCGACACGGCAAGGTGAAATGTATTTCAGGCTCCACTTCTGTTGAACATCATGGTGCGGTAGATCCTTATGATTTACGGTGCGGAGAATGTGGAGAGCCGATTGAAGAGAAGCCTGAACAGCAACAGCCCCAGGCTGATGTTCCAACGCACGATGATTTAATAGACATTGCATGTGCAGAAAAATACAACAGTTCTTTCATTGCCGGAGTGTCCTGGACATATCGCGAACTCAAACCACACCTCCAGCCCCGCCGGGAGTGGCCGGGGAAAGGCTCAGAGAAAAAGAAAAATGATGAAAGCTAAAAAATACGTTTACGAAACAACCCAAAATGGATGTATTGAAATAACATCCCATCGAGCCAACACCTATGGATATCAATCTCTGTGGCGTGACGGCAGACAGCAGAGGGCAAGCCGATGGATGTGGGAACAATGCTTTGGAGAAATCCCTGATGGAATGCTAGTTTGTCATAAGTGTGACAATAGGCAATGTGTAAATCCAGAGCATTTGTTTTTGGGCACTAATAGACAGAACATGCTCGATGCCTGTGGCAAGCATAGGATTGCTTTTGGTAAACGTAATGGCAGCACCAAGCTTACCGAAGAACAGGTTACTGAAATTCGAGAAAGCAACTTGAATCAATACGCCCTTGCCGAAAAATATGGGGTAGGCCAATCTACCATCAGAGACATTAAATTGGGAATGACTTGGAATCTACCCCCAAAAACAAACCGCTGGCAGAGGGAAAAGGTGGAGGGGAGTGACAATGAATCCTGAAACATACGAATTTGAACCCGTAACGGACGAAACGCCGGATGATTGGGTAAGGTTTAGCATAGGCGAAGAAGTGACCATTAACGGCGTCCAGTGCCGGATACGTAAGATCACGAAGAAGGACATCATTGTCCGGCCTATCAAGGGAAGGCTGATTCCGGGGAAGGTGGAGGGACAATGAAACTAAGTAAGTGTTTACCAGCCAGAACAAAGATGGTCGAATTTAATTAGTGCAAAAAAGACTTCATGAAAATGTCTCCCCAATATAGAAATATCAGAGCCAAGTGCAGGACAAAAATGGACACCTGTTTTTGGTGCAATCATCAATTCTATGATGGAGAAATGATGGCTTTGGCTCAACCAAAGACCGGAATGAACAAAGTGTTGTGTGCTGACTGTGCTGACACAATACTCAAGCAAAAGGTGGAGGGGAGCGAATGAGCGGAAACGATTTTATAAAACGGGCTTCTGGCATACATCAAAAAATAGTAAACGATGTGCCCCAATTAAAGTATGGAAAAGTGTGGTGTCGAACATGCGGGAAAATGCTTTTGGTTAACTCTGCAAAATGCCTGAGTAGCGGGTGGCCAAAATGCTGTGGTTACACCATGACCATTGATGAGCCAGAGGAAGAGCCATGACTCAAACCGAACTTAACGAACTGAAACAGGCGGTGGAGCGGGTGGAGAACATTCTTGATGATCCACACAATTATGATATTTTGTGTAGATTTAGTAGTCGTATATTCATTCGTAAAATAATTGACGGGGTGAAGGAACTGATGGAGGAAAATGAAATGTGGAAGAGCAAAAAATGAGAGTGCTGAGAAACCTGGTGGTAATCTCTGACCTGCACTGCGGGTGCTGGATGGGGCTGCTGCCGAAAAACGGGATAAAGCTGGACAGGGGGCCGAGAATAAAACCGTCGGCAATGCAACGCAAGGTTATCCGTTGGTGGGAGGAGTTCTGGTTGCATTGGGTTCCGGAAGTAACTCACGGAGAGCCTTACGGGATTTGTGTTAATGGCGACTTGATGGACGGCCGAAAACATGGAGTAACACAGATCAGCAGAAACCTGGCAGACCAACTTCGCATTGCCTATGAAGTGCTGGCCCCGATGCGTGATCATCCTAACTGTGTGGCTTTTTTCATTGTGCGGGGGACTGAAGCGCACTCTGGAGAATCCAGCGAAGCAGAAGAAATGCTGGCCGAACGGCTTGATGCCATGCCGGATGAGGTGGGCAACCGCTCCCGTTATGTGCTGTGGATAAGGATAGGTGAGGGGCTGGTCAATGCCATGCACCACATAGGCACCACGTCAAGCGCAGCATACGAGACAAGCGCAATCAATGCGGAACTGGCCTCCACTTATACCGATGCAGGCCGGTGGAAGAATGAACCGCCGGACATTGTAATCAGGAGCCACCGCCACCGCTCTGCCGGAATCTGGTTGCCGTCGGAAAAGGGAATGGCACAGTCGATGGTCACGGCAGGCTGGCAGTTGAAAACCCCGTTTGCATATCGCATTGCCGGGGGCCGGGTGGTTACTCCGCAGATAGGCGGGCACATAGTCCGGCACGGTGATGAGGAGTTGCACTTACGACATAAAGTCTGGCCGGTTGGCAGACCTAAAGAGGAGGTGGTGCATGTCAAAGGATAACAGAATAACAACCGATGAATGGCTGTCTGAGATTGCCCGGCTGGAGAAGGAAGCCGGTGAGGACAGCGAGGGCTGGTTTGGTTTGTATGATATTGCAGAGCGGTGGGGTTGCCATGAGAATGTTGCCCGGAAAAGACTCAGGACGATGGTAAAAGAAGGCCGGGTTGAGTGTGGGCGGGCCAAACGAAAAAACATTGTCGGGGAATGGGCCAATGTGATTAGTTACCGAATAAAACACAGAGAGAAAAAATGACTACTATCAATCCGCAGTTTATTATTCATCAGCACGGCGGGAATTTACAGGCCAAACAGGAAATAAAAGTATTGGAGTTGAATGACCTGGGCCTGCGTGATGTGCTGCGGACGGCTCTGCACTTAGCACAAGGCCAACCAAATGTATTGCATCAGATCAATCGAATGTTGTTTAATGTTGCCGCCGAAGAATATGGAGATGAGAGACAAGCTGCTATTGCTTTGGGAATAGATACCAAGTGGGACGTGTATGACCTGCGGGGTTTGCTGCGGTGTTTGCTTGATATGATGCGTGGTGAGGATAAGGTGATGGACAAAATCACCAGAGCAATTAAAGAACTGGCACTAACAGAATACGGGAGTCAGGCAATGGCAGCACAGGCGCTGGGGATCAGTCCCCGTATGATGAGCTATCACAAAACCAAATTGCTGAAAGGGGAGAGCAATGAATCACGAAATACTGATGCGGTTGCAGGAGCTTGAGGAGCGGGTAAAGCGGCTGGAGGAGGAGAAAGCATTTGAGAAGCGGGCATGGGAAAAATATCATACCCCACCCTATGAATCCCCGTTTGAGTGTTTGGCAGGGAAGATGCCCCGTGCTGAGGAGGGTTAGATAGTGCCTAGAACGTCATATATGGCTCCAGAATCAACTTTTTTGCTTTTACCCATACCTAACCCCTCTTTTTCAATAAAAATTGATTCTAGCGTCAAAAACCCCCACTCAGAATACCTTTTTGAGCAAAGGAGAGTCAGTCAATGCCTATAACTTGGAATCCGAAATCACAATTTGCCCCGCTTGAACTTTTACATGACGGGTTGAATCGGACGGCACTGCTTTACCGACCTACTCAATCCAGCCTGACAGCCCGCCCGCTGATATTCGGTTTGCATGGCCGGACGGGATCAGCAACAGCAATATCAGGCAATATGTCTTTGCACCTGATTGCCCCGGAGTGCTACGTCTGCTATCCGCAGGGCTGGGGGCCGGATCTGTATCTTGAGTATGGCCGGGGCACGTGGAACGCGGGCAGGAAGTGGAAAAACCTGATTGACCCCGGCACCGGTGAGGACTGGGTTGATGAATACAACATTGATGACCTTGGTTTTTTGTCTGCTTTGCTGACCATGATTCAGGATGATTATCTGATTGATTCAAATCAGATTTATGTCTGCGGGCAGAGCCGGGGTGGTATGATGGCCTATTACATGGCGCTGCACAATGAAGAATCATTTAACGGCAGGTTGAAAGCTATTTGTCCATCCTCTGCAACTATGTGCGAGACTGTGCCTGACCCGCCGCTGGCAATGCCGGTGCTGCACATACATGGGACTGATGATACATCTGTCCCGTTCGATGGTGGTGATGGGCACGCCCGGCCTGTCCCGTATGTGCTGGCAAGATGGGCAGACTGGAACGGCAGAAACACTCAGGAGGTTGAGCATTATAAAAGCGTGGGCACAGCTAATTATTATCAGTATGCAGCAGGTGAGGGAGTTAGTAATGCCTATGTCAGATTGATATTGCTCAACGGTGCCGGTCATGGCTGGTTCCGGCCTGGTGAGCTGGGGCATGGCAATCTGTTTGATGCAAGCCGGGAGGCATGGCAGTTCTTTCAGGAGGTGAGGAAAAATCAGTGAGCAAAAAGTTATCCGTGTTTTTCCAAGGAAAACACGGGCTACGCCTTGTGATGAATTATCTATCATAAACCGACTGCCGGGAATGTTTGATGAAGCTGACGAAGTTCATATCAGCGTTGTCTTTACTTACGATATGGAACGAGCGGAACAGTTGGCAAAATGGTGGAAGTGGGTTGCCCCCGTAAAAATAGGGGGGCCAGCAACAGGGGAACCAAGCGGAGATTTTACACCGGGATTATATTTGAAAACAGGTTACACGATCACTTCAAGAGGTTGTCCTAATAAATGTTGGTTTTGTTCTGTCTGGAAACGAGAGGGTGATGTTCGTGAATTAGAAATCAAAGAGGGCTGGAATATTTTAGATGACAACTTATTAGCCTGCTCTGACAAACATATCAAAGCTGTTTTTGATATGCTAAAAAGACAAAAGACAAAAGCGGAATTTACAGGAGGATTAGAAGCGGGGCGATTAAAACAATGGCAAGCAGAAGCACTGTTTGAGTTAAAACCAAAACAGATATTTTTTGCTTATGATAACCCTGAAAAGTTTGAGGCATTGCAATGTGCAATGAGCATGTTGAAAAAAGCAGGATTTAAGACAAACACAAGCCATGCTTTACGGTGCTTTGTCCTTTGTGGTTTTCCAAATGATACCTTTGAATTAGCAGAAAAACGGTTGTGGGATGTAATAAAAATTGGTTACTTCCCAATGGCAATGTTGTATAGAAACAATAGTGGAAAAGCAGAACAAAGATGGAAAAAGTTTCAAAGAGAGTGGGCACGCCCCCATATCATTGCAAGGAAAATAAAGGATGAGGCGAAAAGTTGATGCCTCAGCAGAGCGGCTGATAATCACCGGCATGGTAGTTAGTGATAAGGTGCTGAAGGAACTGAGGCCACTACACAACAGCCTATTGTATAAGACTAATTATGCCCGCATGGTTGCCGGGTGGTGCTGTGACTATTACGACAAATATGAGAAGGCACCGGGCCAGCAGATCGAAGCAATTTACAACCGGGAAGCAGAAACCACACTAGACCCTGACACAGCAGAAATGATTGGTGCTTTCCTTGGTTCAATCTCCGACAGCTATGCAAACAGAAACGGCTTCAACGCGGATTACTGTATTGACACCGGGGAAAAGCATTTCAAAAGTCAATCCCTGCTTAATCTGGCCGCAGGGATAAAGTTAGTTGCCGAGGATGATCCAACAGAGGGGGAAAAGTTACTTGCTGATTATGTGCGGGTGGAACGGCCAAGGGGTGATGGCATCAACCCTTTCAGCGATGAGCAGGCATGGGAGAATGCCTTTGACCTGGAACGTAACGAGCTTTTCCGGTTGCCGGGTGCAATCGGTGAAATGATCCGTATAGAGCGGGATAGCTTCATAGCGTTTCTTGGATCAACCGGGAGGGGCAAGTCATGGATACTGATGGAGATTGCTTTGAGGGCGTTCAGGGCCAGGTTGTCTGTTGCGTATTTTATTACCGGGGATATGAGCCAGAATCAGGTATTGAGAAGATTAGGCGTTCGACTTACGTCAAAACATTACCTGACAAGATACCAGGGCGAGTATCTTCATCCCGTTTACGACTGCGAACGGAATCAATCCGGCACGTGCCAGCTACGGCAACGGCGGGGCACCGGGCTTATCTCAGAAGCAGTGGGCAGTAAACCAAAGGACTTAGTTAAAGCTAATCCTGAGTGGATGCCATGTAATTACTGCCGGAGGAGAAAGCCGGAGGAATACAGTGGAGCGGTGTGGTGGGAGAAAAAAGTGGAAAAGGAACTGACTGCGGTTGATGCTTACTTAGTAGCAAGCCAATGGTTGAAGCGGGCGCGGAGCGGGAAATTCAGAATGGCTTGTTACCCGGCAAAGTCAGCAACGGTGAACACACTGGAAAAACAGATTGACCTGTGGGAAGAGTTTGAAGATGTTACCCCTGATTTAATAATAGTTGACTATGCCGACATTATGAGTGCCGGGAAAACCAAGTATGATGCGTTCCGGCACGGTGAGGATGAGAAGTGGGCGCGGTTGCGGGGGCTGGCAGAGAAGCGACATTGCTGCGTGATTACTGCCACCCAGGCCGATGCAAAAAGCTATGAGAGCAAAAAACTAACTTTAGGCAATTTCAGTGAGGACAGGAGGAAGCATGACCATGTTACTGCTGAGTTTGCGCTGAACCAAACCTGGGAGGAAAAGGAAAAGGGCTTACTGCGGATAGGGGAATTGAAAGTAAGGGATGAGGAGTTTTCAATCAATCGGCAGGTTACGGTGATGCAGTCGTTCAGGACAGGTGAATCTATGGTAGGCAGTTGGATGGAGGGTAAATGATAAATTCAGATTCAAAACGTATTCAGTTAATTAGGCAGAGAATACAACAAGTTATTGACTACAAGCCACGTGAAGTTGTTTTGAATGAGTTTGCTTATCGCCGGATGGTAAACGCTTATCGGGATTGGTTAAAGGAAATATTAGAACAGGACACAGAAGAAAATAAATCAAAATAATTTTATTTTTTATGGTCTGAATGTAGTATAATAATAATGAAACCTGAAACGGAGGACACAATGAGAAACAAAGACAAGTTATTCGCCTTGGATGCGTTGATTGCCGCTGCCGATGATATGAATGAGGCATTGCAGTTGGATGACGATGATTTTATTGACACCAGCCTAACGGACAAGGAAATAGCAGATCAGATCAAAGCTGCTGCAAAGCTGATCTACTGGACGGACGAGCAGGCGCAGGAGAACGGAGACAATAAAGCTGATGACCGTGGGCTGCTAGAAGTTGATACCTGGAACGTCCTGAAACAGCTTGGAGTTTATCAGTGGGAGGAGGATAAGCAGGAAGCAGAGCCGGAACCGGAACCTGCACCACAAACTAAACCCGAGAAGCAAACTAAGCCCAAACCCGCGCCCGCCAAGGACAAACCGAAAAAGAAGCCCGCCAAGTCACAAACTAAAACCAGACCTGAATCAGCAATCAATACAATCTGCTCAATGGTCTGTGCTGACCCTACCGTGACGAAAGAACAAGTAGAGAAAGAACTGAAAAGCAGGAATCAGAAAGCCAGTGAGTTTTATCTGAACATTGTATATCAGATTGCAAAACGAGTTGTAAAAATGGAGCGGGACAAGTAATGAAATTCACAACAAAAAAAGAGGATTTACAAGCAGAGTTAGAATTTATTCACCGTATTACTCCTAGTGGAAAAACCAGCTTAGCCATTTTGGGCAATGTATATCTTTCGGCAGAAGAGGATGGGCTGCACTTGCTTTCCACCGATCTTGAGACAAGTTTATTTAGTGTCTGTTCCTGCAATGTGAAGGAAACAGGAAAGACAACTGTGCCCGCAAAAAAGTTTTATGAGATAGTTAAAACCGCCCCGCCTGATGCAGAGATAGCATGTGAACTGAAGGACAACCATTTAAAAATTAACACAGGACGAAGCCATTTTTCTATCCTTTCCCTTTCTGTTGATGATTATCCATCTGTCCTAAACTTTGATGAAGAAAAGGCAATAAAACTTCCTGCTGATATTTTCCACAAATGTTTGCCTTTGATACTTCCGGCGATAACAGACGACGAAGCCCGATACACGGTAAGTGGGGCACAACTTTTGTTTGAAAAGGACAAGATACGGATTGTATCAACAGACGGGCACCGGCTTTCATTGACGTTTTATCCGCATGAAATAAAAAGACTGGAAGAAAGCCTTGAGCTTATTGTGCCTAAAGTTTCTTTGTTGGAACTGAGTCGGTTAGTGAACAAAAACAAAGAGGAAACAATTTTATTCAGAAGAAAGGAAAACCACATTTCTTTTCAATGTGCTAACCGAAAAATAGTTACTATTTTATTGGAAGGCCCGTTCCCAAACTATCAGAAAGTGGTTCCAGAAAACAATCAAATAACAGTTACATTTAATCGAGAAGAGCTGTTATCTGCAATAACACGGATTGCATTGGTTTCCTCGCGTTCGGGCGTGGTTCAGTTAGATATGGAATCAGATGCCTTGACTATCAGTGCTGAAAACCCGGAGATTGGGGAAGGGCAGGAGCAGCTTGAAATAGAATATCAATATGAACCATTAACAATGTGTTTTAACTCTGATTACCTGATTGATTTTTTGAAAATGGCAAAGGAACAGGAGAAAGTAACAGCACAGATCAAAGATGGGGCTTCTCCTGCTTTGTTTCTTTTTGGTGATGAAGTCGAGTATGAATTTAAACACGTTATTATGCCGATGAGAAAATGAATAAACCTTTTTTTCAACAGCAACTATTTACTAACACTGAATTGCCTGTAAAGAAGCGGGAAGGCTGTAAGCACTGCCGTCTTTATCTTACTTGCAAAACACCGAAGATGCAACCGCACGGCTTGGGCAAAAGGGGAATACTGTTCATTGCCGAGGCCCCCGGCGGGGATGAGGACAAGCTTGGTTATCAGTTAGTGGGTCAAGCTGGCAAGCTGCTCAGGAACCGCTGCAAGCAGTTTGACATAGACATTGACCGGGACGCGGTGAAAGTGAACGCCGTAAATTGCAGGCCGATAGACGCCAAGGGAAACAACCGCAAGCCCACCACAAAGGAAATTGATTATTGCAGGCCGATGGTGTGGAAAGCAATCAAGGAGATGAAACCGAAGCTGATAATCCTGCTGGGCGGGGTGGCGGTTGAATCGTTCCTGGGGCACAGGTGGAAGCACGGGCCGCTGGGCGGGATCAACCGCTGGCGGGGGTGGACGATACCTGACCGGGACGCGGGGGCGTGGGTGTGCCCGACTTTCCATCCTTCGTTTGTTAGCCGGTCAGTCAATGTTGAAGGGGTGCGGGGGCATGATGAATACACCAAACGGCAACCTGTGGTGGATGTGATTTTCCGGCAGGATTTGGAGCGGGCGTTTGATTTGTTGGATATTGCATTTCCCTATTTGCCTATATATGACTTAGCACATGAAAAACAAAAGGTATGGCTATTTACTAAAAAACAGGATGTTATATATGAGTTGAAAAAAATATTAGATAGTGAACTGGAATTGATAGCTTTTGACTTTGAAACTACGGGACTCAAGCCCCACCGAGAGGGGCATGAAATAGTTTGTGCCTCAATAGCTACAAGAGGAGAATCAGCGGTTTCCTTTATGATGCAGGATGAAAAAGTAAAAGAACAGTTCGCTAAAATCCTCATGTCAAACCGCATCGGCAAAATAGCCCACAACCTGCAATTCGAGGACGCATGGAGCAGGCATTTCGGTATGCCGGTAAGAAACTGGAAATGGGATAGCATGATAGCCGCTCATGTGCTGGACAACAGGCCGGGGATCACCGGGTTGAAGTTTCAGGTGTATGTAAACTTTGGCGTGGTGGATTATGATTCCCATCTTGCTCCATATCTCAGGGGCAATAAAGATGCAAACAGCTTCAACCGGATCAGGGAAGCCCCGCAGGATGAGTTGCTGACTTACTGCGGGCTGGACGCACTTTTTGAATATCGACTTGCTGAGAAGCAGATGGAGGTGATGGGATGAAGGAATGGGTAAAAATGAGTTTAGTGTATAACTTTTGGTTAGTGCTGTTGGCAATAGCGATGGGGGTTGCTTATGCTAGATTGTCCTCTACCATAATTGCTATCATTGTGTATTTGCTTGGTCAAATTATTATAAATATTAGATGCATGGACTAATGACTAACAACCCCTACCAACTGTTCCACGAAGGCGCTCAGGCGCTGGCGCGGGCAACTGCTTACGGTCTGCGGGTGGATACTAACTATTGCAGGCGGGCAGAGCGGAAGATCACCCGGCAGATAAAGCTGTTGGAGGAGCAGTTCAGCGAGACAGACATTGCACGGGCATGGAAGAAAAAGAAAAAACCAAACTATGACAGCAACCCGCAACTGGCAGAAATACTGTTCAAGGATTTAGGTTACAAGTCAACCAAGGAAACCAGCAAGGGCAATAAGGCGGTTGATGAGGAAGCACTGAAAGCCTTGAACATTCCAGAGGTTGATATACTGCTGAGAATCCGCAAGCTGAAAAAGCTGAAAAGCACTTACCTAGGGGCGTTCATTCGGGAGACTGTTGACGGGTTTATCCATGCTAATTACCCATTGAACTTAGTTAGTAGTTTCAGGGGCAGCAGTGACCGGCCAAACCTGACCAACGTGCCCACAAGAGACAAGGAGGCATTGAAAATATGCAGACAGGCAATCGTCCCCCGCCCCCGCCGGAGACTGGTTGTAATTGATTACAGCGCAATGGAAGTGAAGATTATTGGTTGTGTATCCAAGGATAAGAACCTGATTAAGTATATTAAAACGCCAGGCTCTGATCCGCACCGGGACATTGCCGCTGAAATATTCAAGACTGAGGACGTAACTAAAGAGTTGCGGTATGCGGGGAAAAATGGCTTTAACTTCCCAACATTCTACGGAGACTTTTACAAGCACACGGCAGAGATGCTATGGAAAACGGCACAGATTGAAAAGGTGAAAATACCGGGGATAAAGACTTACAACCAGTTTGAACGGCACATTGAGCAGGTGGAATACAGGTTTAAAAACGAGAAGTTCCCCGGTCATACCAAGTGGGCAAAAGCACATATAGCAAAGTATGAGCAGACCGGGCACATTGATTTGATTACCGGGTTTCGCTGTTCCGGTGTAATGACAAAGAATCAACTGCTCAACCTGCCCATACAAGGCCCGGCTTTCCACTGCCTGCTTTGGAGCCTGATACAGCTAGACAAGTGGCTCCGGCGCAAGCGCATGAAAACGGTTATCTGCGGGCATATTCATGATGCAATAATCTTTGACATGGATCAGGGAGAGTTGTGGGCTGTGGTGGAAAAGACCAAGCAGGTAATGTGTCAGGACATACGGGAGCATTGGCCTTGGATCATAGTTCCGCTTGCGGTTGAGGGGGAATGGTCAGCGGTAGACGGGAACTGGGCAGAGATGGAAACCATGCCAGAGGAGGCGGCGTTTTGAGTATCAAGAAAGATTATGATGGATACTTTACAGGCGTTTGTGATGAATGTGGGGTAGAGGAAGAAACTGGATGTGATGATTTTATGGACGCTGTTCACGAATTAAAAGCAGCGATGAACTGGAGATCAGAATTATATAAAGACAAATGGTATAACTACTGCCCAAACTGTTAAAGGTGAAAATATGCCACTCCACATTGACTATCGCCCGAAAACGCTGGATGAGTTCATCGGCAACACCCAAACTGTCAATGCTCTCAAATCCTGCATGGAGCGGGATGACAAACCCCATGCCCTGCTGATGACCGGCCCCAGCGGGTGTGGCAAAACTACGCTGGCCCGCATAGTCAAGGACATGATCGGCTGTTCTGACCATGATTACATTGAAATGGACAGTGCAAGTTTCAGAGGTATTGATACAATTCGTCAAGTTCGGCGGCAAATGTGGCTTGCTCCATTTCAAGGAAAAAGCCGAATGTGGCTGCTGGATGAGTGCCACCAAGTAAGCAAGGATGGCCAGCACGCCATGCTTAAAATGCTTGAGGATGCCCCACAACACGTTTTTTTCTGTTTGGCGACAACTGACCCTCAGAAGCTACTGAAAACGATTAGAAGCCGCTGCACTACGTTTGAAGTAGGGCCGTTATCCGATAAGCAGATGACAGAACTAATAACCAATGTTCTAAAAGAAGAAAGTATAAATATCAACCAAGGTGCACTAAAACTAATTATTGAACACGCGGACGGCTCACCTCGTGAAGCGTTAAAAACGTTAGATAAGATTATTGACTTGCCAGCAGAGGAAATGGCTGAGGCGATAGAGCAGTCTCAGCAGCAGGAGCGGGAAACCATTGAACTGTGCCGGGCGCTGCTGAAGGGGGCAAAATGGGGTGATGTAACAGCTATTTTGAAAGGGCTGACCCAGGAGCCGGAGGCGGTGCGGTATGCGGTGCGGGGGTATATGAACGCGGTGCTGTTGAACAAGCCGGACAACCGGGCGGCATTGGTTATTGACTGCTTCAGGGAACTGTTTATTGACAGGGCAAGTTTGACTGCGGCTTGCTATGATGTTGTAAACCCGAAGTAAAATAAATCAAAATAATTTTATTTTTTAGGGGTCAAATGCAGTATAATATAAATAGAAGTCCAGCGGGCGGTTCAAATCTTTCTTCTGTTTTCCAACAACTACATGCAACCGCCGCCCGCTGGCAACTAACTTTAACGGAGGATAGCATTGAGCGAATTTAAAGAGGAAATGGAAATTGACCTTGACAATCTGCATGTTGATTTTGCAGACCATCCCCTACTGCATTTGAAGTATGCTGAAAAGGCGGCTTATGCAAGCAAAGCAGCAAAACGGGCAGCGGAGAAAAAGAAAATTATCCGTAGTGAATTGATCATGAAGGTAAACAAGAACCCCGGTCTGTTAGGCGAAGCAAAACTTAACATGCAAACAAGTGAGGCATACTATCGTTCACAACCGGAATATCAGGAAGCGGTAGAGGAATTGATTGAAGCAGAATATTTAGATGAAACATTCAAAAGCCTGATGTTTATACTGAATGATCGTAAAGTTAGCCTTGAAAATGAAGTAAAGCTATGGTTAGGTCAGTATTATGCCGGCCCAAGGGAGCCGAAGGACACTAACATTAAACAGCTAGGCAAAGAGGAACGAAGAGACAGAATCGGAGAACGCAAAGCCAGACGGCGCAGCAAAAGGAGCGAACAGTAAATGGGAAAGAGAGACAAAGCACGGGAACGAAGGATGCAACGCAGGCGGGAAGCGCGGGAGAGCGGCAGGCGGGCACAGCGGGAGCGGGGCGGCAGTTCATATTTCCGGTTGCCTGCCGGGGTGGAAGTAGCGAAGTTTGAAAAGGGCCGGACTGAGATTGACGCCATTATGTATCCGGTTACATCAGAGCATAACCTGGGTGATAAGCGGGTGCCTGTCGGTGAGATGTGTGATTACATTCTGGTGGATGTTCACCGCAACATTGGGCAGGAGCAGAAGCGGGTTGTTTGCCTGAAAAACTTTAACAAGCCCTGCCCTATCTGTGAGGAGCGGGTGGCAAGCCGGGATGATGAGGACAAATGGAAAGCACTTGGAGTCAGTCGCAGATTCTTGATGAACATAGTAGTTGACGGCAAGGTGCAGGTGATGGAGTTCTCCGATTACAACTTCGGTCAACTGCTGGAAAAGGAAATTGATGACGGAGAGGATGACTGGATTGCATTTGCAGAGAGCGAAGGTGGTTATACCTTGCGGGTGCGGTTTGGTGAGGACTCAATGGGTGGCAATATTACATTCCTGGTTGCCGAGCGAATCGACTTCAAGCGGCGGGAGGACATTGACGAGTCTCTGCTTGAGCAGGCGGTTGACTTGGATAAGGCTCTGATTGTTTACGACTATGACAAGTTGAAAGCAATTTTTTACGGGGAGGACATTGAAGAAGAAGAGGACAACCCATTTACCAGCGAAAAGGAACCGGAAACCGAAGATGATCCTGATCCGGAACCAGAACCGGAGCCGGAATCCGAGGACATAGACTCCTGCCCTTATGATCATAATTGGGGCAAGGACTGTGATGAAACCGACGACTGCGAAGATTGCAAAGATGACAACCCTGACCATTACGACGCCTGTGCAGACGAGTTTGAACGGCTGGAAAAGGAAAAGGCCAAAGCAAAGGAAAAGAACAAAACCGGGCGGGGCAGCAGGCGCAGGAAGTAGGTGATTTATATGCCCAAAAGAACACAACTAATAACGCCAAAACAGGCGGCACAGATAGCACAGGAGCAGGGCATCAATATCAGCGTGATGACTGTTTACAAATGGATCAAAGATTATGATCTTGGTTATCAAATAGGCGGTTCCGGCAAGTGGTTCATTTACGTTGACAAGTATCTGAAGTTCCTGGCCGGTGAGGGGGTTGGAAGTGCCAAGAGGAAAAGCAAAAACTAAACTAAGTGAGACAGCGGAGCAGGTTCGCTCTCACGCCAGGAGTCCGGTGGAGAGGTCTGTTGATCCCCCTGACAAATACCTTTCCACCGGCTCTACCCTCCTCAACCTTGCCCTGTCTGACAATATTTATGGTGGCTTCGGCGTCGGCAGGATAGTGAACATTATTGGGGACAGCAGCGCGGGGAAAACATTTCTTGCGTTGACTGTGTTAGCTGAGATTGTAAACAAAAACAGTGGAGGTGCTACAAACCCTGAAAAACTGGATAATGACACTCGTGTTGAATACGTTTTGAGATATGATGACGCCGAAGCCGCCGCCCACTTTGATTTCAGCAAGCTGTTTGGAACTAACTTTGTTGAACAGGTGGAAGGAATTGATGAGCAGGATGAACCACATAAAACCGTTGAGGGCATGGAAAAGGAAATACTCAGGCTGATTAAGGATGGCTTTGCTTTTGCTTATGTTGAAGATTCACTCGACGCTCTTGATACTGAAATGGAAAAGGGTGGTTACACAGGGGCCGCTCGTGCTGCTGCTTTGAGTAATGCCTTGCGGAGGATAAACAAGGGGATTAAACAAACTTCATCCCTGTTAATCGTCGTATCGCAAACCCGCGATAACATCAACCCCCTGACCTTCACAAAGAAACGCAGAGCAGGCGGGCGGTCCCTGGAATTTTATTCCAGCCATGTGCTTTGGCTTGCGGTTGAAAAGAAGCTGAAAAAGTCTGATCGGATAATCGGTGTGCAAGTCAAAGTCAAAGTAAGTAAAAACAAGCTCACCGGCAAGGTGCGGGAAATATCGTTCCCCATCTATTACGATTATGGCATTGATGACATCGGCAGTTGTGTTGATTGGCTGGTGACTGAGAAAGCATGGAAGCAGGGCAAGCTGAAAATAGAATCAACCGGCCTGAGACTTGAACCGATGACCCGCAGCAAGCTGATAAACGCCATTGAGGAAAGGGAGCTGGAAACTAAGCTGCGAGAGATTGTGGGCCGGGAGTGGAAACGGATTGAGGACAGCTTGAAACTTAACAGGAAGGGGAAATATCATGGTTGAGGAACTGAAAATATTAGTAGAGTTTTTGCAAGGGATAGGAGCAGAAACAAAGCAGGTTATTTACTGGTATTTTGCTCTCAAAGTATTTTACTTTGTTGGTGGCTGGGGGGTTGGTTTTCTCTTTGCTCATTATATTGTTCGCCAAGTAATAAACTATTCTATGACGTTCACTTTTTACGGCAGTTTAGCTGATATGATGGGAACATGGGCACCCCTTGACTCGTCTGAAAAACGCAGAATGAAGAAACTGTTAGCTTTAGGGTTGAAAGCAGAAAAAGAAGAAAAGCAAATATGAAAACCGCTAGTTGCAAAGCCAAGGCCCGCAAACTTCAGCAGCACGTCTGCCAGAAGATTGCAGACCTGCTCAACATGAAATGGGGCAAGGATGAAATGATTGCCAGCCGGGAGATGGGGCAGAGCGGAGTTGATGTGCGGCTGGTAGGCAAGGCGAGAGAACTGTTCCCATATGCGGTAGAGTGCAAGTGGCAGGAGAAGATAAATATCTGGGCAGCAATCAAACAGGCAAAGGAAAACTGTGATGAGGACTTGCCGGACTGGTTATTATTTATCAAGCGGAACAGGGAGGAGCCATACGTGATTTTGGACATGGAGTTGTTTTTCACTTTATTGAGAGAGGGGATGAAATGACAGAAAAAACAAAAGAGAAAATAGGCATGTGTTTGGTTTTTTTGGTGCCCGTAGCTCTTCTTTCCTCTCTAACTACAATTTTACCATTGCTGTCGATAGCCCAACACCAAGGAACAGACTCAACCTCTTTTTTAACTGCTATAAAAGTTTATGGAAGCCTATATTCTATTTTGGCTTTTGTCTACGCCGGGTTTGTATTACATCATATCACGGATGGCCGCTGCTGGCCTATAAGGAGAAAGAACAATGTCTGAAAAGTCAAATTTCCTGATAGCTACTGAGCAGTTTGTTTCGATGGTTAAAGATTTGGGTGGTGAAGCAAAGTGGGTTGTGGTAGTTTGGTTGATTCTTCAAATGTTGCAAAGCATTTTGCCTCCGTTGTTCGGAGCAATCGCTGTTCCAATTTGCTTCTATTACTTAGTCAAAGCCATCTCTGTTATATGTGGAGTAGGATAATGGATAAAAAACTAACATCAGCTATTGTGGGGCTTGCTGCTCTTGGTATCTTGATATACACAAAAGGGGACAAAATTAAAGACACCATCAAGAAAACAATCAAAGATTTAACACAAAAAGAGGAGGGAATAAAAGAATGAAACTTTTGAGAAACGGGACTTTTCTATTGTTAGTATTCTTTACTGTTATGCTTTATGTTTTGCTTGCTGCTGCCGGGTGCAGTCTGTTTGACAAGGAACCGGCACCACCACCGGCAAATCCAGAGAGCATTATCAGCGGCAGAGTAATTGTCAAAATGCAGGGGCAAACTACGCAATTGCGGGGTGTAACTGTCAAGTATCAAGGGTATGAAACACAAACCAATGCTGAGGGCCGGTTTGCTTTAACTGTTATTTTTAACATGAATCATAAATACATCCGGCTGATTAAGGACGGATACAAAAATAGAACGGTTGATCTGCCGGGGGATTGGACAGGCGGCAATGTTGAACTGAATAAGATAGAAATGCAAGTAGTTGACTCAGGAGAGTTGCCGGACCCGCCGGACGAGCCTGACCCACCGGACGATCCGGAAGATCCGGACCCGCCGCCGCCGAACGACTTTGATTTTGATTCGTGCGTGTTGCGCGGGTTCTCTGATAGTTACTCGTTTTGGTTCAGCGAAGATAAATTCCGTGGCATGTGCCAGGAAGTCCGTGCAACCGGGGCGAATTGCATAGCTCCGTTGCCCGACGCTTCCTGGGGTTACTCCAGCGCCCGAAAGGGCTGTGGCGGTTGGGTGTCGGACCAGGAGTGGTGGCAGTATATGCACAACACCTGGGACGACGGCGGCGGCCCGTTTCAGCCATACAACAGTCAATTCGCCATCTACGAACCGATTTATACGGACGGCGGGTTAAACCAAGCATGGGTTAACCTGATTTCCGCCCGGGTGCGAATCGCGGAAGAGGAAGGTCTGTATGTTGTCCTTACGCTTTGGAATGCCAACGATACCAAGCGGCACGGACTCCAGCACTGGGTTCCGCTTAATTGTGGGGAGTCGCCTTTCCTTGGTTCTGCGGCCTGGAGCAAACAGCAACAGGCCATGGCCGCACTTCTGCCAATGTTGAAGGATCGAAAGAATGTAATTCTGTCCGACAACTGGGAATCACTCCAGAACCGATATGGTGGGTCGAGTATTGACCTAGAGTGGAAAAAGCTGGTGTATGCCGAGGCTAGAAAACACCTGCCAGATGTGCCGTATTACGTTTACATCGACAATTACACAAGCGGTGACGTTACCGGCTGGATCAACTCTACGCCGGGCATTGCCGGGGCGCATTTCCACTATTCCGACATCATGGCCTTTCCTATTGCCAGTAATAAGCGGGTTCTGCTCACGGAAAAGAGCAATCTCAGTATGGGTGTGATCGTTCCCACTTTTGAGGAGGGTGATCATAACGGTTGGGATGTTTGTATCTTGGTCATGGGGTATAGGCACTTTATGAGATATGATGACGCCCCGCCCTGGCCGAAAGATATTCAAAAGGACGAGCGGGAAGCTGCTTACCCGAAGATTCAGGAATATTTTGGATTAAACTGATGAAAGCCAAACTTACATTTGATCTGCCGGAAGAGCAATCAGAATTTAACTTGACCATCAAAGCCAGAGAGTGGTTTTGTGTTTTGTTTGATGTGGACCAGAAATTGCGTAGCTACCTGAAACACGGCCACCACTTTACTGAGGTTGATGAAGCCTTGCAGGAGGTGCGGGATTATCTTTATCAACAAATGGCAGATTATGGAATAAACTTTGATGATTAAATCCCTGTCCATTTCCAATTTTCAGAGCCACAAAAAAACCACACTTGACTTCCATGAAGGTGTGAATGTAATAGTTGGCCCCAGCGACTGCGGCAAAACCGCTATCTTGCGGGCGTTGAATTGGCTGGTGAACAACCGCCCGGCAGGGGATGAGTTTAAAAGTAGGTGGGGTGGTGAGACTGCTATTGGGTTGTGGTGTGATAAAATAGGAATAACAAGAATAAAGGACAAGAAAAATCTTTATTATGTCACCAATGAAAAGGAACAGACCACCAGTTTTACTGCCTTCGGCCAGGACGTCCCACAGGAAATATCCGAAGCCCTGAACATGGACGAGATTAATTTACAAAAGCAGCATGACGCCCCGTTCCTGCTGAGTGAATCACCGGCAGAAGTAGCGCGGAAGCTGAACAAGGTTGCCAGTCTGGAATCCATTGACACGGCAAACAAAAACATAGCTGGCATCATACGCAAACTGCAACAGGATGAAAAAGCGGAGTCGGCCCGCCTAGCTAACCTGAAGCTGGACATGGAAGGGTATGCCCATATCGAGCAGATGGAGCAGGACGTCATGGGCTTGGAGCGTCTGCAAAGCAAAGCAGACAGGCTCCGCATTGATGAAAGTAAGTTATCAGGGTTGATAAGTAAATACAATGAAATTGAGCAGCAGCTTGAGGAGACAAAGGACACAGCAGACCTGGAGCAGCGGGCTGATGAGTTGCTTGGTTTGATTGAGCAGAGGAAAGGTGTAGAAAAAGAATTGATAAGATTGCAACAATTCCTTGTCTGCATCAACGATATTGAAATAAAAGTAAATGATTATACTAGAGAAGCCAATAGGAAACAAAAACAGTTTGATGAATTGATGCCGGAGGTTTGCCCTCTGTGCGGGAGAGGAGATTAAAAAATGAATATTTGGCCCTGTTTTGTATATTTGCTTTTAGTCTGTTTTGGTTTAGGCCTATCAATAGCGGATCATGGTGAACCCCATAGAAAACAAAAGCAATCTTGTTGGTCAGGAATTATAGGACAGATAATAGTATTGTCTATTCTCTATTGGGGCGGGTTTTTTAATCCGTTATTCCAATGACTAAAGTAGATGCAATCCTCACCGCAGACTGGCATCTCAGGGAGGATGTGCCGGTCTGCCGGACTGATGATTATTGGGTAGCACAGGAAAAGAAAGTTGATTTTATTTTTGACTTGGCAGCAGAGCATGGTTGCCCTGTCTGGATTGCTGGTGATATGTTCAACCGCGCCAAACCTCCATTAAAGCTGGTTAATTTCTTTGTTCGCAAGCTGGGTGACTCAGGAGTTGATATAGTAATAGTTCCCGGCCAACATGATCTGCCACAACACAACATGAGTCTGATTAATCACTCCGCACTGGGCACCCTGCATGAAGCTAGGATTATCAACACGACAGGACATGAAATAATATCAATGTTTGCATGGGGTGAGGAACTAAGACCAAACGAAGCAAAAGTAGCCCTTGCCCATACCCTCTGTTACAAGGGCCGACCGCCCTGGCCCGGCGCACCGGCAAGCGGCAACGCCTCAGCCATAATGGAAAAGCTGCAAGGGTATGACTTAGTAGTAACAGGGGACAATCATAAGCCGTTTACTTACCGTCACCATGACGGGAGGTTGCTAGTCAACCCCGGCAGCATAATGAGGATGACAATAGCACAGGAAAAGCACCGGCCACGGGTTTACTTGTGGAACGCTGAGGAAAACGAAGTTGAAGCTGTCTTTTTGCCTATAGAAAAGGATGTGATTACCAAGGAACACATTGAGAGCAAGGAACAGCGAGACGAGCGGATGGAAGCATTTATTGAAAGGATAGACACGGAATACACCAAGGGGCTTTCATTCGAGGACAACCTGGAGCAATACTTTGCAACTAACAATACCCGCAAGGGGGTGGAGGAAATGGTATGGAAAGCGATGGAAACAAAATAATTGATAAAATAGCACATGCTTCTATCTGGTTTGTATTGGGGCTTTCCCTGTCTCTTGTTGTGTTTTTAAATCATAATGAAAAGCTAGAAGCACAAATTCAAGATAGACAATATTTGACCCAAAACCTGCTCAACCAAAACAACCGCCTACGCTGGCAACTTGAACGGGATATAGAAATCATTATGGACACAGAGGAAAAACGAGAAATGATCCGGCAGAAGTTTATCAAGCTGGTGGAGGGGAGGACTTATCCGTGAGTTTAGAACAAAAACTACTGAACCTGAAACGAGAGATAGCTGAGGACAAGGAAGCGGCCCAGCGGTTGCAGGGGCAGCTAGATCAAATCCATCAGCAGATCAAAACAGAGTTTAAGTGCGGGACGGTGAAGGCAGCACAGACCCATTTGGAACTGTTGAATATGCAACTTAAAGAGGCTGAGTGGGAAATTGAGCGCAAGAAAGCAAAACTGGATGAGGAGTATGAGTGGGAGGGATAGAAATGAGTTTATTTTGGGAAGACCCATACCAGTTTGAAATTGTAACTTTGCCAAATACTAAAATTTATCGAATACGTTATAGACAAAAGAACAAATTACTTGGGTTTACAGAAGAAAACTATCTTATTAAACATAATCCGAATGAGCTTTGCAAACTTACTAGACGAACATCTTCCTGCAATTTTGCTGCTGAATTTAGTTCAAAAGAAGAAGCACAAAAAGCTCTTGATGATTTTAAAAGCGGGTGGGTCAGGGCATAATGACTAACTACCGCCACAAACTTGAGCAGCTAAAAGGCCAGCGGGCACGGCTGGAGCAGGACATTGACTCCACTGAGAAAAAGCTGAAGCAGATAGGCATAGAGCGGAAGGATGCAGACCAGGCACAACTAATCATTCAAACCGTAGCGCAACAGACACAGGAGCAGCTTGAATATCATGTCTCTGAAATTGTATCGCTCGCCCTCAGTGCGGTGTTTGACACTCCTTACCAGTTCTGTCTGGAATTTAACACCCGGAGAGGTAAAACAGAAGCAGACCTTTTATTTAAGAAGCGGGATAAAATGTCAAGCCCAATGGATTCTGCGGGGGGAGGGGCAGTGGACATTGCAGCATTTTCACTCCGCGTGGCCTTATGGTCTTTACGACAACCAAATCGCAGAAATGTCCTTTGTTTAGATGAACCGTTTTCTTTCCTCAGTCGTGACTTACAACCCCGAGCAAGCGCAATGCTCAAGGAGGTGAGCGAAAAGCTGAAACTACAAATAATAATGGTGAGTCATTCTGAGGACTTGATTGAATCGGCAGACAGGACTTTTCAGGTAAAAATGAGGAAAGGGATCAGTGAGGTGAAGAGGGTATGATTGATTCACTTATTAATTCATTTGAAAAAGCAGATCCAATAATAATTGTAATTTGTTCAATCCCGGTTGGGATAGCATTGGGATTGCTTTTAATAAATTTAGTAAAGTTGATCTTTTGTCTATTTGTTATTTTATTTGAAAGGATAACAGGATGAAAACAGTAGCAATCATTCTCTGTCGTATGGCCTCAAGCCGATTGCCGGGCAAGGCACTTTTGCCGTTAGCAGGCAAGCCAAGTTTGCAATGGTGCTATGAGCGGGTGTCAGCGGCAAAGGAAGTGGATGAGGTTGTCATTGCCACAACATTGAATGAATCTAATAACGCCCTTCGCATGGTTTGTGAGGAGAATCAATGGACATGCTTTAACTACCCGCAGGATGAAAATGATTGTTTGGGCCGGGTGTATAACTGTGCTGTTACCTGTCAAGCAGACATAATAGTTGACATCACCGCCGACTGCCCGCTGGTCGATCCCCGGCATATTGACCATCTGGTTAAACTGCTCAAGGATACCGGCTATGATTATGTCAGTAATGATATAATCAGCAGGTCATGGTGTGACGGTGCCGATTTACAAATTTACACCATGAATGCTTTGAATCGAATCTGTGCTGCTCCATATTCAATGATTAATAAAGAGCATACCGGCTGGAATATTGCAGCACACGGACATGAATTTGCACCAGCCATGAAAATATATCACTTAGTAGCACCAGAGACAATGAACTGGCCGGAATTGTCCCTTTCGTTAGACTGTGCAGAAGATTGGAAATTCCTTGAAAAGCTGATGCTGGATGCTGGTGTAGACAGAGACAAAAGACACAATATTGATACTACACTTGAAGATATAATTCAATTTCTAAAACACAGATTGATAGATGAACCCGGCTATATTACTAATCAGGGTATTCACCGAAAATGGAGAGATGCAAAATGAAATTGATAAGGAAAACAGTAGTGAAAGTTAGTTCTACAGGAAAGAGCAAATCTAGCTATGGGTTGTTCTACTGTGATTATTGCAAACAAGAGGTTGAAAGAAAACTGAATCATGGAAAAGAAAATAAATCTTGTGGTTGTATGAGAACCAAACACAACATCAAACATGGACTAACACCAAAACACCAAAAACAAGCCCCTATATATCAGATATGGGCAGGAATGAAAGCCCGCTGCCGAGATAAAAATCATAGCGGTTATCATAGTTATGGTGGTCGTGGTATTAAAGTTTGCAAAGAATGGGATGAGGATTTCTGCTCCTTTTGGGAGTGGTCAAAGAAAAATGGTTATAGAAAAGGGCTAACCATTGACCGAATTGACAATGATGGAAATTATGAACCTGATAATTGCAGATTTGTTACTCATCGAGAAAACTACTGTAATTGTAGTCGTGTCAAACTTAGTTTTGAGAAAGCAGAAAAAATAAGAAAACTATATGTTACTGGCAACTTTCGACAAAAAGACTTAGCCAAAAAATATAACGTTCCACAAACATCTATTAGCAGAGTTGTCCTAAATAAAGTATGGAGTCAGCCATTATGATCCAAGGTGAAAAAGTATATCTGTCAGCGGTTGAGCCTGAGAACTGGGAAACTTTACGGGCTTGGAGAAACCTGCCGGAGCTGCGGGCAAACTTCAGGGAATATCGTGAACTGACAAAGGGGATGCAGGAGCAGTATTGGCGGGCGGTGGAGCAGGACAGGACGCAGGTTCATTTTGAGGTTCATACTGAAAAAGCACACAGGCAATCAGTTATAGACGATAAAACAGGCAAAATAATAAAACCAAGTCACATTGCTTATAACGAACTAATCGGCTACTGTGGCTTGACTCACATCTCATGGACTAACAGGAGCGGAGAGTTTGGCTTGTATATTGCGCCGGAGTTCCAGGGCAACGGCTACGGCTGGGATGCCTTGACTACGCTTGTCAAGTATGGGTTTGAGGAATTGAACCTGCATCGGATCTGGTGTGAATGTTACAGCAACAATGATCATGCAGTAGGGATGTATGCCACGATGGGTTTCCGGTCTGAGGGGATATTGAAGCAGCATTATTATCATGCCGGACAGTATTGGGATTCAGTTATTATGGGGTTGCTGAAAGAGGAGTGGGAGGGATAGATGACTAAAAAACTACGTGCTGTAATTATTGGATCAGGGAACATTGGAGCAAATAAACCAGATCATATAGACAGGCCAGATGGACCAAACATCCTAACACATGCTCATGGATATCAAGCAAATCCCCAAACTGAGTTAGTAGGATTTGTTGACATTGATTTTGATAAACTGTCGATGGCTACTTATAAATGGGGTAGAAACATTCCAATACTTCATGGCAAAAACATGAATCAGGTTTTAGACAAAATGAAACCTGATATTATTACTATTTCTGCTTGCACTAGTGTCCAGCTTCAGGTTATTGAAGAATTGCTTAAAGGCAAAGGCCCACGTCCTAAAGTAATTCTGCATGAAAAACCAATGGGCATGAATACTACAGAAGCAAAAAAGATTGCCACTATCTGCAAAAAAGAGAATATCATTATTACTGTAAATTATACCCGCCGCTATGATCCTGACCATCGAAATATAGCACAGAAATTGAAGGGAAAACAAATCTACCATAGCAGACTGGTATATGGTCGAGGACTTCGGCGTGATGGTTGCCATGCTGTTGATCTTGCTCATTGGTTATTTGGCAAACGATTAAACACAAAAGCAACTGATCCATTGAAAGCAGAGCATCATGGGGAAGTAACGCCCTGTATTTCTCAGACATTAGCATTTGAGCATTGCCCCCGTGTTTCCTTTGAATGGATAGATTCAAACCATTTCAGCATATTTGAATATGATCTATTCTATGAAGGTGGGCATATTCGTTTTTACAGAAATGGTATGATGTATGAAGAGGGGGAAGTAAAAGCAGAAGATGAACTCGGAAAATATAAAGCTCTTTATCCTGATCCTGAAGCACCACGAAATACAAGCCTAGTTCCATTTCTGATTGCTCGTCCGATAGAACATGCAATTAGACTTGCCCAAGGAAAAGAAACAAAGCCTTATTGCTCTGCTGAAGATGCAGTCCGTGTTCATGAAACAATGGAATTTATGTTAGGGGATAAAGGAGAATTTAACTATGCCTAAACTAGCAATCAACGGCGGCCCCAAAGTCAGAACCAGCTTACTCCCCAATCAACAGACGTGGGGATGGGATGAGGCTTCTGCTGCTTTTCAAGTTATTCGTAAAGGCCCACTCACCGGCTACCAAGGTAACTGGAGCGAGGCATTTTATGGCGGGCCGGAGATTCGTGCGCTGGAAAAGGAGTGGTGTGAGAAGTTCGGCAGCCGCCATGCAATCTGTGTCAACTCCTGCACGTCCGGGCTGTTTGTGGCGTTGGGCGCGGTGTTGGGGCCATTGAAGGAAGTTGTGGGCTTGCCTTCACCAGGAGACCCTATTGATCAATGGTGGGCTAATGGTGAAGTCATAGTCTCACCCTACTCCATGACCTGCTCTGCCTCACTTCCTTTAGCATGGGGGGCAAGGCCGGTGTTCGCTGACATTGAACGGGATCACTTTTGCATTGACCCGGTTGACGTTGAAAGGAAAATTACTGACAGAACCAAAGCTATACTTGCTGTCAGTTTGTTTGGGCAGCCGTATGATCCAAAGCTGAATGAGATTGCCGAGAAACACGGCATACCGATTATTGAGGATGCGGCGCAGGCGTTGGGATCAAGAATTACAATTCCACATAGTGACCCTTATATTGATCCATCAGCAGAAAGCACAGTTCATTTTGCCGGGACGCTCGGCACAATCGGTGTCTATTCATTCAACCAAGGCAAGCATATCACCTGCGGGGAAGGCGGGATGATTGTTACTGATGACGATGAATTGGCTCACCGTTGCAGATTATTAATGAACCACAGCGAGTCAGTTGTCCATGATTGGATTCAAGCCTGTAAACACCCTGAATCAGATCGTATTGGGGATTATGAAAAAAGAGTATTTGACAATACCGCAAATATGTATGGATTTAACTTGCGTCTCGGAGAAATGGCCGCTAGTGTGTTGCGCGTCCAACTAAGTAAGCTGGATGAAATGCTGAAATTGCGGTTGCAGAACGTTGAATATTTGCAGCAGGAGATCCCCAAAGTCTGCCCGGCGCTTGAGGCGTTAGGGCCGAGGGCGGGGGCAAGCCATACTTACTATGTGTTGCCGTTTCGATATGATACAAGTCGGCGCACCCATATGAATGAAGATGAAACAACATACTATACTGCCCCTAACCGTAACCGCTTTATTGAAGCCGTCTGTGCAGAACTAAGCCCCTGCGAAGGGCGTGAGCATGAAGGTGTGCCGATACGGGGCGGGTATATCACGCCTATCTACCGTATGCCTTTGTTTGATCTGCCGGAAGGAACCTGCCCGATGTGTGAGCAGGTGCAGAATGAGGAGCTGGTTTTGGTTCACAGATTGATCGGGCCGAACGCTGACCGGGAAAGTCTTGAGGATGTAGTTCGGGCGTTTGGGAAGGTGTGGGAGAATAGGGGAGAATTGTAAAATGAATTGGTTGCCATATCCACAAAATGAACCAGCAGATGAAGAGTGGGTTTTAACAGCAAAAGTAATCCGATATGGAAATGCACCCTGGAAGTGGCATATTAACTACGCCCAATATCGAAATCGAAATCGAAATGGAGGATTTTTTTGTTCAGACAGTCTAGGATGGGGACGGATAGATGAGCCAGACTTTTTTGCTTCTGTTGATCTTCCAAAATTTATAATAAAACCAGTTCATCAAAAAGAGCAAAAAACATGCAAAATTGGATGCAGTTTTGGTGCTGACTTATAAAAAGGAAAACAAAATGCCAACTAAATTTATATGTGACATCGGCGCGAATCACAACGCCGACTTTAACCGTCTCACCCGCCTGGTAAAGACCGCCAAGCGCATCGGCTGTGACGGGGTGAAGGGGCAGTTGTTCAATGAAAACCTATACGCCCCGCAGTTCAAACAGCAGCGGGACATGATGGCAAAGCGGGCAATGCCTGAAGGTTTTATTATCGAACTGCACAAGCTATGCAAGGATGAGGGGCTGGAGTTTCACATGACACCCTTTTCCCTTGAAGCAGTAGACAAGCTGGCAAATTGGGTGGACGGGCTGAAAATCGGCAGCTATGAAATATTGTGGCTGGACTTGATACGGAAATGTTTAGAAACCGATCTCCCTGTTGGTATAAGCACAGGAAATTGCAATGAAAAAGACTTGTGGAACGTATCTGACATGATGGATGATCTTGAACTGTTACATCCTGATGATCCACCGCACACTTTATATCATTGTATTGGGCACTATCCAGCAAACCCTGATACTAGCAATTTGAAAAACATCAAAGAGTTGAATAGAATTTTTTGTTTTGATTTTAAGATTGGCTACTCCGATCACACCCGCTCCCCTGGTGTGATATACCGGGCGATAATGGTGGGGGCTGAGGCAATAGAATTTCACCTTGACCTGGACGGAGAGGGCTGGGAGTTTGAGCATGGACACTGCTGGTTGCCTGCTGAGATACAGGAAGTAATCAGCAATGTCAGGATAGGCGAACTGGCAGTCAGTGGTGAGCGGTCTGATGACAGTGAAATCAGGAAGTGGAGAACTGACCCTGTTGACGGTATGCGGCCTCTTGCACAATACCGTGAGGAGCTAAGTAAATGAGTATAATATTTTGTCTATTGCCTGCACTTGTTATCGGTGGTTTTTTAATCTTACTTGCTAAAATGGATGAGAATTAAATGTCTAATTGGCCCACAAGCAGAAAAGTCTCAGTAGCACTATTGTATTTACTATTCTTTCCCCTTTGGCCTATATGGTTATTGATACTAGGAGTAACAGCATTGATTTACTACGCACAGCCACCGGATGAACGCGGTAAGTTTTCCGATTGGATTCCTGTGGGTGGGAGTTTGTATTTATAATGCCTAAAATGTTCCAACCTAATATTGACTCCGTGCAAGCGGAACTGGAGAACTGGAACTGTGTTGACTGTTCAGATTACAGAGAAAAGCCCGGCAAAATGAACTACTGCAAAGCCGGTGGGGAGCTAAGGTTTATCCCGCGTTACATTGACGTTAAGAAAACGCACCCGGCGTGGTGTCCGTTGGAGGGTTAAATGGTAGAAACGAAAAACCGGGAATGGCTTATTACTGGTGGTAGTGGTTCATTGGGAAAGGCACTAACTAAGGTTCTGTTAAAAGAACAGCAACCTAGAGGTATTCGTATTTTTTCAAGGGGTGAGATTGCTCAATGGGCAATGGAACATAGTGGAGAATTTGATGGGCCGGTGTCCTATTTAATAGGTGATGTAAGAGATAAAGACAGATTACGCAGAGCCATGGAAGGGGTTGATTTTGTAGTTCACGCAGCTGCCATAAAAAGAATTGATGCAGCAGAAAAAGACCCAATGGAGGCAATCAAAACCAACGTCAACGGGGCAATGAACGTGATTGATGCTGCCTTGGATGCAAGGGTTGAGCGGGTGATGAACATTTCTACCGACAAAGCGGTTTACTCAATCAACCTGTATGGGCACACCAAGGCAGTTGCTGAAAAGCTGTTTGTCCATGCTAATGTTTATCGGAGTGGGTCACAGGGGGTTATTAATGATCCTTGGCTATCACAAAGGGTAAAAGAAGGATTTACTTCAGTAACAAAGAAAAACATCACCCGCTTTTCCTGCTGCCGGTATGGTAACGTTTTAGGCAGCAGGGGATCAGTTGTGCCACTGTTCAAACAGCAAGCTGAACAGGGCATACTAACTTTAACTGATCTGAGGATGACGCGGTTCTGGATCACCTTGCCGCAGGTTGCCCGGTTCATCATTGCCCGGTTGCAGGACATGGAAGGCGGGGAAATATTCATCCCCAAAATGCCCAGCATGAAAATCAGCGATATGGCCACCTGCATTGTGCCAGATCATGAAACAGAGTTTAAACTTACTGGCGTCCGGCAAGGGGAAAAGCTGCATGAGACTTTGATTACATGGGAAGAGGGAGAGCGGGTTTTTATATCATCACAAGATGATAGTTACTATATTATTCACGAAGCTGGGCAGTTTCCTACTGGAACTGCATTTGTTTGGACTTCAGAAAACAACACAGAATGGCTTACCCCTGAAACATTAAAGGAAATGCTGGAGGAGGATTAATTATGTGGTTTGTATTTTCAACTTGCACCTTTCTTTATGCTCTTGGTATGCTACATGGAACTAAACTTAGTGGTAGAAAAGAAGTCTATGCTATGGCTTTGCTTTATTGCATAATTGCTTTCTTCATTTCTTTTCCTGCTTCTTGGTATGACATAAAACAAAAATTAGCAGGAATAGAGGAGGTGAGGGAAAGTGTAGAATTAGCAAGGCAAAACAATGAGTTCGAAAAAGCAGCTTTACAACACAAAATAATTGAAGCTAACCAAGCCATTGCAGAATACCAATACAGAAACACAGTGCTTTGGTTTTGTATGTGGGTGCCTGATGAAGTGGATGAAGTTAAATTAATTAAGTAAAGGAAAACTAAATGATCTACCATAACGAAACCACTCGCATACGCCCGGCCCTTGCATCTGACTTGAGTAATCAATATGTGCAATGGTTGAATGATCCGCAAACTAACATTTACACCAGCCGAGGGATATGGCCGGTTTACCACCATGAAGCAAAGGACTATCTGGAATCCCTGCCCGGTGATGAAACTAAAATAGTATGGGCAATAGAATGGTGCCCTGAGGGGAAACTAAGTGGAACGCACATCGGCAACATTGCCTTGCAGCAGATTGACCTTTTGAACCGCTCCGCAGAACTGGCAATCCTGATTGGCAACAAATCAGCACAGGGGCAGGGCCACGCAACACGGGCAATGCGGATGGTGATTGCTCACGGGTTCACCCGGCTGGGACTTAATAGGATTTGGGCGGGGACGGCAGAGGGAAATGAGGGGTTCAGGAAAGCAGCAATTAAATGTGGGATGGGAATTGAAGGGGTGGCGGTTCAGGCACTATGGCTGGACGGAAAGTTTGTTAGTGTTCACAGCTATGCAATAACTAGAGGCATGTGGGATATTCATCAGCAGGAATCAGAACCGGCCCTGCCGTTTGAGGAGAATAATGATTTGGATAAGTAAAAAACTACAGCCACAGTTAAGAGCAAGTCAAGCAATGATTGATGCTGGGTATGGAAAAGCACCCCCTAATAATTGTTTGTCTTTCACAGAGCGCGGTAGATTTTACATAGTAAATACGTTTAAATGTAATAATCATTGCTCTTTTTGTTCATTCCATAAAATACAAATACAGGAATGTTCTACCGCAAAACTAAGTAAACAGATTGATCGAGCATTTGAATCAAATACAGGTTTTTCAAATTACTCCATTTCAATTACAGGGGGTGAACCATTAATAAAACAAGTTAGATTGGCTTCAATAATGGAATCTTTGCAAAAACATAATGATCATATCAGATGGATTGGTTTTGGAACTAACGGATCATTACCCATTCCAGATTATTTACTTAACAAGTATGATAAAAAAGAAATACGATTTTACATAAGCAGACATCATTATAACGAAAAACGAAGCAGGCTTATCTTTGGTAATCCAAATCCAAAGCAATCCTTTGAAAAGTGTGTTACTTCATTGACAAATAAAAACCATATCAAGTTAGCTGCAACTTGCAATTTGATTAAAGGACAGATTGACTCACTTAGTGAACTATGCAAATATTTAGATTGGGTAAAAAAACTAAACATTCACACTGTGGTTTTTCGTGAGCTAAACAAAATTGGAAAAGAAACAGCTTCTTATCCAGATCCAGAAATAAAACGGTATATGAATTATCGGGAACGATGCTTAGTCGACATGAACTCCATTTTGCAAAAAATACAGGAACATGCAGAGTTTGAATTTGTAGAGCAAACAGTAAGACCATTCATTTATCACGAAGTTTGGAAACGAAACGGAACAATCATTACTTTTCGCCGTATTAGCGAGGAAGGGTTGCTTTCTTATAACAGACAAGACTCACGGATTGATGAGTTAGTTTTATGGCCTAACAGCAGGCTTTGTGGCTGTTGGGATTATGATATGAAAGTTTTAGAAAAGGAGGTGATGTAAATGCCTAGTCGGCCATATCGTCCAATCAAACCAGGCACATAATGCATATGTGGGTGTTCTGCCTCCAGAACACCCCCTAAAACGCTCATATTTGGCTTCTAAGAGGACTTTTTATGAAGAATGATACAAACCATTACCAGAAAAATCTTGAAGCGATAAGGTCTTTATATCCGGCCCTTGCAGAATGGATTGAAAAGACTAACCCGGTGGACTGGATTACTCGGGCACAGAGCAAAAACGGCACTAACAATCTGCTCATCCGGCAGGCTAACCGCTGGGCACCAGCCTATGATATGGAAGATGCCCTGAAAAACGTCAAGGAAGCATTGAAGAGCATCCCCTGTCTGTATCGTCAGGGAGTTAGTGTTATACTCGGTTTCGGGCTGGGGCACTTAGTCAATGAAATATTTCAGACCTGTGAGCAGGGGCACCATGTATTAGTTGCAGAGCCTACCGCGCACATGATCCGGCTTGCCCTGATGGAATATGACTTTTCAAAGCAGATTAAGGATCAGCATTTAGTTATCTGTGCCCCATCCGATGCAGAGTTAGTATTTGCTCTGAATGTAACAGAAGCAAGGAAAGCGGTGGAATACTGGAATACCCTGATGGAACCCTATACCACCGCCCGCCCGGACGAATATGCGGAACTGGCAAAAACCACTATGAGGACAATAAACCAGATCAGGTGCAATACCGGCACAGTGATTGGAGCAGGGGCGCAGATAGCAGATAATGGAATAGCCAACCTGCCATGGGTGGTCCGGCACCGGGGAGTAAAGGAACTGGAAAACTTATACAAAGGCAAACCGGCTATCTGTGTCTGCACCGGGCCGAGCCTTGAACGCAATATACATTTACTAAAAGAAGCACAGGACAAAGCAATTATAATATGTGTTGGGCAGGCTATCAGGCCGTTACTTGCTTATGATATTAAACCAGACTTCGCCACCACGGTTGACTTCGGTAAGGTAAACGAGGGGCACTTTCGGGGGCTGATGGATTGTGGTGTGCCTCTCGTTTGCCTTGATAGGACGTATGCCCCGCTGTTGAAGCAATGGCAGGGGCCGAAGTTCGTCGTGGGCACCCCTACCGCTGCACCAGATGAATCCGCTCACGGTGTTCTCAATGCCAAGGGCTGTCTGGATCAGGGCGGGTCCGTTGCTCACATGAGCCTGGGGCTTGCCAAGCATCTGGGCTGCAATCCGATTATGTTAGTTGGGCAGGACCTGGCATTATCTGATAGGAGCCACACCCGGCAGGCAGACGCGGCGGGGAACGTGTCTGTTACTCCTGAAGGGGAGATAGCATGGCACGTAAAAGACCCGCTCTGCCATCTCCATGACCAGCATCACAGCATGGGTGGGGTAATGAAAGTTCCAGGTTATTATGGTGAGCCTGTAATGACTAACTCCGGGCTGGCTTCATTCATCAATGTTTTTGAGATACTAATTGCAAACTATAAAGCAAAGGTAATCAATGCCACTGAGGGCGGGGCAAAGATAAAAGGAACAATCCCGCTTTGGCTTGATGATGCTATTGTCAAGTATTGTAAACAATCGTTCCCAAAAACCAAACATCTGCACTTGTTTTCTTTGGCAGACAACGCCGATGAACTGATTAAAATCTGCACCAAATCTCTCACTGAGGACTTGAAAACATTTGACAGGATAATTGACTATTGCCGGAAGGGATTGAAAACTCTGACCGGCATGATTACTGCCAGCAGAAAGGGAAGTCACAAGCAACTGAGAAAGCAGCTTGATGAAAATACCAAGTGGAGCAACCTTGCCCATGAGGAAAGCCAGAAGATACCGCTGATGGGAGTGGCAATATTCGGGGCGCAGCAACAGATACAAATGCGGGAGATGAACATAAAGCAGCAGGTAAAAGTCAAGCTGAAAGAGAATTTCACCTACGAACAGACAATGGAAGCCAAGAAAAAGGCCATGACCAAACATCTGCTCAGCGGAGAAACAGCAGACCTGCAAATCCTGATTAAGCGTAACCGGCATATACTTAGTGAAGCAAAGAAGGCAGCGGAGTCATTGAGGAAAAGTTACAAGCAGGCACTGGCAGACCTGAAAAAAGACCCGGCAGAGTTCCGGCAGGAGGAGCCAATACAGCTTGACAAAATGCCTCAGTTCTTTGAGGATGGAAACTTTGCCCGGCCACTTTTAGAAGCCCGGCGCTATATGAAGGCAACCGTGGTGGAAACCGGGAAAGAGGCATCAGAGTGGTGCAAGGCGTGGGATCTGCGGGAGCGGGCGCTGGAGAAACGGGCAGAGGCAATCAAGGAAGCCGATAAGCTGAGAGCCAAAGAACGGAAGGAAAAAAGACACCTGCTGCCTATGTATCATTGGCACATTGAACGGAGCAGGGAAGCAGGCCGGGCCGAACCGCCGAAGTTTCACCGGGCGCTGCGGTGGCTGAAACTTGCTCAGAAGTTGTTTCCAAATGATGAGACTGCTCAATACGGCATTGCTACCACGCTTCATCATTTGCAACGATATGAGGATAGTATATGCCAGTATGAACGATTAGTGAAAAACTATCCTGAGAAATCAGACTATCGGTTTGAATTGGGGCAGGTGCAGATCAAGGCTGGGGAAGTAAACAAGGGATTGAAAAACATCACAGAGGCCATGAAGGGAACCAAGAAGCATGATGGTTTCCTGCCGGTGCTTGCTCAGATCAAGATTGACCTGGCAAAGAAGCCGAAAGAGAAACTTGAACAGACGGAAGATGAACAGGAGAAAAAGAAACTACAGAAGCAAGTCAACCGACTACACAAAGATGCCCTTGAAGCACTAAACCTCTACCTGGCCGATTCACCCTATGACTATGCAGCATTGAATAAAAAAGCCCAATGCCTGGAAGCACTGGGCAAAACGAAGGACGCGGAAGAGATCCGCCAGCAGTTGAAGGAATTAGGGGTGAATTAAGCTATATCTTCCGACCTGCACTTTTCAATGAAATCAGCGCCACTGTTCTCTACTCGAAATGTGATTTGAGAATAGTGGCCTTCTGCAATAGCCACACCACCAGCCAAAGCAACTCCTGCATCAAACAGATAATTTGCCCCCCATGTAATAGCCCCCAACCCGGCTACTCCGGGGTTGTTATAAATCATAATAGTAAACTCCTGACCATCTGTTCCATTGGTGGCATTGTTAATAGTGAAATTGACTGCATCACTAGCATCAATATAGAAATAATCACCATTATTAAGGTTTGGAGTCATAGCAGCGGAGTAAGCCAAAGCAACCCGGCCCTCTGATCCCTTCATGGTTGCCTTGCCATAGTTGTCAATATCCATGGTAGTCAGATCAAGCATTGCAGCATTACTATTTGAAAGCACGGTTGCGGGATTATAAATATACATATTGCTCAAGGACACCCGCCCGCTAGTAGCAGCAGCATCGTCAATAAAATTG